CTGGACATGCTGCTTCATGTCATTAACAGCACGCTTAGTTAGATTTAATACTTGCCAGAAGCCCATCCAACGGTCAACTGCCATTTTAACGTTACTTAATGCTTGTTGACGATGTTCTAATTTAGATAGACTTTCAATATATGATTCAAGAGAAGATTTTGCTTGATTTAAATTATCATTCGCTCCTGGAACTTCTAATTTTGTTTCATTGGCCTTCTGTTTCTTTTCAACAAACTGTCCTAATGAACCATTGAGTTCTTCGATAGCTGATAATAACTGACGCACGCGCTCGGCTTCTCCTTCTGCGGAAGAAGAAACTAATCCATCCGCGGCACCAAGCTCACTTTTCTTGTTTTTTAAATCATCTAAAGATATATTTAGATTTTCAATCTAAGTACGTAAATTGTTAGCATAACTATCGAGACCAGTACGTACAGACTGTATAAATTGCCCGAAGTCCATATCTTTAGTTATGCTGTTGAAAATATTTTGAATATTAGTATCTTCAAGAATATCTTTACCAAAGGCTTCTGTAAAGATAGTTTTTAATTGAGCACGTAGTTTATCTGGAGAGATAACCTTGTTAACATCAATTCCATCAAATACATTCTTAATATTGGCTAGCATTTGCTCGCCCAAATCTGCAGTTTTAATTGCATCATTGAACTGGCCTTCAATAGACTTAATATACTTAAGCCAATTGACTTCATTCGCATCTCCAAAGATACCAAACCGCTGTCCAATTTCATCTGCGCGAGCTTTTTGTTCCGCCGCAGAGCCGCCCTTTGGCATTTTGTATAGAGATTTGAGTTCTTCCAAAGCGGCTTTATATTGAGGAATTTGCTCTCTTACTTTAACAATTCCATCACGAATACTATTACATTCTTGTTCTATGAACTTCTGAATGTCTCCGCCGGTCTTTACATTGCCCTATTTACCAGCATATCCTTCATACTAGGCATAGAAATTCTTTAATGCTTCCGTATATTGGAATAGATTTTCGCTCTTAAAGGTGGTCTTAGTGGTTGCCATGTCAAGAGCATTTTGAATCTTATCCGTAAAGCTAGTCAGTTTATCTCCACTTAAAGAACCTAGTAGAGTATTCAGATTAGTTATACGCTGATCGATAGATTCAATTTCGCTATTAACATTTGCGGTTTCTTTGCGAATTTCACTACTTAATTTACTAAAAGTAATTTTATCGATTTCGCCGCCAAGATTGGAAATAATCTCACGAACTTTATCTGCGCCTGCGGCACTACTGTCATCAAAGATTTTACCAATCTTACCCTTATTAACGATCTCAATCTCTTTCTATAATTCTCTTAACCTATTGAGCATTCCGTCAACAGACTCCTGCTCCTCGGTAGATAATTTTAGACCTTCTAAGCCAACATTACCAAATTTAGCTTTGGCTACAGTAAGCATAGAGATTAATTTCTCATAATCCTTTAGGAAACTTTTCGTACCAGAAGAGGTTTTAAACGCATCGGCCATTTTGCCTTTTAAGTTATCCGCGGCATTTCCAATCTTGTTGATAATGCCTAATATCTCCTAATACGCAGAGGAGTCCGGCTTAACACTCTCATTGACGATTTGCTTTAACTAATTAGCCTATGCAATTACGCCTGATAAACCTAGCGTCACTTGCGCCTCAATTGTGTTATTTCCCATGCCTTCTCACTTCCTTTTTTCTCATATAATAAAAAAAGAGCCACTTTCGTAAGAAAGTGGCTTAAATGTCAGCGTCGATATCTCTATCAAGACGCGTGATCTCCATAATTAAATTTTTCTTCTCCCCAATAGTTTCTGGCATTCCGATAATATTGAATGTTGAAACAGTAGGATCGGCCCTTTCTCCCAATCGTAAGCTAATATCACTTACGATCCTAACTTTAGGCATATACAAAATATTTGTATAATTATGCCCTTCATTTTCATCCTTTGAGTAGAATTTTGCTTCTAACGTAAAAAGACCATTAAATCTTTCTTTTTGAATACTATAAAGAAGCGCTTCATCCTCATATTTATAGTAGTAATCAATAACAAAATTCCCACCATTATTTATCGGGTGCTCACAATTTTTATCACTAAAAATTTCCAATCTTGGGTAATCATTTTTTTCTTCAACTTCTAAGTTGGTTCTATATTTCCGACCATAAACCTTCTGCTAAATAGCATTACGTTCATAGGTAAAAATAAATGTCTTCTTCTCCGGATATGATACGGGCCAATGTTTTATATCCAGAACGTTATCAAAGGAACACTCTTTTGGGCCTTCTTTTACATGTATATATAAAGGTTGATTGTCTTGTTCGGATGCAACATTTGCGGAAAGCAAGATGCCCATGCCAACAGACGACATAACACCTTCTACTATCTAAAACTGAACTTCACTACGTTCGTCCCAAATAACATGCGGCATGTTACCCCAGCCGCCCTTTGCGAATATAGGTTTATTTTGCTCGGTAAGTAGGGACATATTTACCGTATTAAAATACATTATCGGTTCATCTGCTTCAATATACCGATTGCCAAACTGCATTGGATTCTTTGCACGAAGTACAACTTCATACAACTCTTTATGTCCAAAATATTGATCTTGCATAGGTATCACCGCCTATTAAAAAAAATAAAGGGCTTTCCTTTTGGGAAAGCCCGTTATTCACACGATTAAGATCCGCCAACAACAGAGCCAATATCGTCAGCAGCAGCAGAGCTGGTAGCACCGCTGATGTTATAACGAACTAGCTTCATCATTTCGTTCTCACCAGCATCGTTGGTAGAACGTAGTACGTTTAGAGTCATCTCAAACGTAGTAGGATCGCCTTCAGCCTGAAGGGTTAGAGTTACATTACTCTGTACCTTAGCCTTGTTGATGATGAACTGGAAGGGCTCGTCCTTACCAGTTTCCTGAGCACGCATGAAGGTGTCACCGACAACCTTGTAAGTGCCAGGGAAGGTATCTGGGGAAATGGTAACTTCAACGGCAGTTTCCTTACCATTGTTATTGGTTAGAACTTCTTCCCAGAAAATACGTACGTGATCGCCCTGTGCAGACTGCACAGGATCAGCACCGATTAACTTAGGATTCTTAAAGTTAATTGGCTTAGTACCATCAATGGTGCTGGCAGTAAGCTGAGTACGAGTACCGGTCGTAAGGTTGATTAGACGAACTGGGTGAGCAACAGAAGCAGTAATAGCACTGAACTGTTCACCAGTTAGATGATCCTTTGGTAGTGGTAGAACGCCATTTTCGCCGCAAACAACTTCTTCAGTATGACGAACAATAATAGGTTCCTGAGCAGTAGGATCCTTCTTAATAGCGCCACCAAGCATGAAACGTAAGGATTCTAGAGACATTAGAGCATCTTCTAGAGTAATGTTAAGTTCCTTACCATAGTCCCACTGTACGAGTTTAGGGTTGCCCCAGCCGCCCTGTGCAGCAACATTTTCAGCAGTAGCTTCAATGGTGGAGACCTTTAGGGTATCAAGGAATAGAACGATATCTCCCTTATAAACACCAGCAGCAACATCATCGTCGAGAGCTTCAAAGTATACGTTAGCAACCTCTTTAATGCCATATTTGTCAAAAATATTAACGTTACTTGCCATAAGAGTTTACCTCCTTTTTTATTTGTCAGAACTAGCAATGGAGCGCATCCAATGCTTCAGCTAAGACTTATTGATTTTCGCGCCCGCGAGGGCAGCTTGCTAATTTATATTAAACTAGTCACGCCAACCCATCCGCTTTAGCTGATCGTGAAAAGCATAATATGTAATATCCCAAACATTTACCATGTTTAGGCCACAATCATTGATAGTAATACTACCAATGAGATCGGACATTTTTAAATCCGACTTTTCTTGTGCGGCTTTAGCCGCCTTTGCACGACGAACCTTTTCACGGTTCACGCGCATTTGCATTTTTAATCTCTTCGTAGCTGGTAAATCATCATCATAGATAATAATTTCATCGCCTTCATTCTCAAGAAAATACATTCTTCGTAATAGGCGCTACAAGTCATAAAAATGTGATTCATCAAGGATATGTTGTTCTTCAACCGGCCCTAATAAAATCTAAGGCGGCGCCAACATAATAGTTGCATCTGAACGAGTAAAGAAGAATAATGCTTCTTTAAGTAATGAATTAATTGTTATATCGTTTGCTGAAAGTAGAAGCAAATACTGAAAATCACTTAACTCATTAAACATTTTTTTAAATTCTTCATCACCTTTTAGATCCGTAGGTTTAGTCGCAGTTAAAATACTTAAATATTGCTAAAATTTTTCATAACCTACATCAACTATCTCACCTAGTTTTACAGAATAAACAGCGCATATATCATCAAGGAATACAGGACCGCCCTTCATAAACTTCAATACTTCATTATCAGTTAAATTCATTGATTCTGTATTTCATTGTATAACCGCCAATTTGAGGAGTAAATACCGTTCGGTCTGCTCTCAAAAACTGTAATGTGCCGATGCCTTCCATTTGAGCACCATTAAACTTTCTGTCGATTTGTTCCATAATTAAGTATGGGCGAAGGGAATTCCCATCTAAAACCCATTCATCATATGGACAAGCAATATCGAAGCTAATGGTACTAACCTTAAAATCTGGGTTAACCGCATTGGCAATAAAGTTATCAAATAAAGCGACTATATATGAAGTCTTTTCCGTACTTTCATCCCAAATCTTAGGAGTAATCATAATTTGCTTATTCAGCAAGGTCACTCCATCAACATCGGGATATTTCTCTTTATCAAAAGGATCTCGTACTTGATATTTTAAAAGGCGGCATATGCGTTGATCTTGTAGTATTTTGTTGGCCATGTTAAATGCGTTATTACCCATTACTGAAAATCTACGTTGAGTAGGCTCTTGAATCTGCATTTAACTCACCTCACCATAGAGGCTTTATTTTAATAGTCTTCGTGTATGTAACTCCATTGTAAGAAGCCTATAAAATAATATCTCCAAGTTTATTTTTTGCATTAGCATGTATTACACATTCATTAGTTTTAGTCTCACTTATCACCGCAAGCTGAGTATCTACTAATGTAAACTCAACTGTACCTAATATTGCGCTTGTACCATTTAAAGTATAAGTACAATATCTATCTAATTTAATTTCATCCGGACCATCGATATAAGCAGAGAACTCAATATTAGGAGTATTGATTAAAACCTCATACTCTTTAGTTACAGCCGCTCTACCACGAAGGCGCATAACGAAAGTTAACTTACCAGGTGCAATTGCGCGCCAATGATCATCACTTTCATCTTTCTCAACTAATGAAGTGTCAGTAGGAATTAGTTCGATTTCCCATTCATTTAAGGTACCCGCCTCAAACTGTGGAACAATCTTATCTCCTACGGTATATAAAGGTTGTAATGTAGGGAATTTCCAACGGTCAGTATCTGCGACATCAATGTCACGGTCATCATACTGATAATTAACTTTACTTTCTGTTAAAGACATATAAATAATACCTTCAACGCTAGTCCAGTCACATTCAATGACAAGCCATCCTTCATTTTCAATAATAAAGGTAATGCCGCGCATTAACTCGTCTTTATCTGTCCCTTCGAGAACCGGCCGCGGCATAATAATTTCTGCAAACTTATTAGGCTGTGGAGAAATCAAGCTATGCCACATTCTGAAATTACCCTTAACTTTATCATCTGTGGAACTTACTGCATAAGCCCAAGACTTACGTAAATAACCTTCTGCATCAATCCATTTCAATTCATAATTGCATTTAATGATTTGAAATGTCTGATATGTGCCATGTACTTTATGTATTTGCTGTAATAGAATCCACTTCTCAATGGTTCCATTATCTTGTTTCCATGTCAATATATCTCCTACTTTAATAGGAATGTCATTTGCGACATATAAATACATTAACTTCTTTTCTTCCTTATCCTTACTGGTTTCAATTATACCGCTAAAATAAAAGCCACGTTCAACGGATAAGTCGGTTACTGTAAACGGAGATTGTGCAAGCCATTTTTCAAAGGCTACAATTCCGCTATTCTTTATACGCTCAGCTGTAGTTGTTCCAAAATGATTAACACGGGAAAAATATACGTCAAGATAATTCATCTGGAATACTTAACCCATTGACTAAGTTAATGCACTCAAAAATATTCTTTCTGAAATGCTCATAAGAAAGATAGCGTAATAACACCAACTTTCCTAATAATGGCCACCAATTGATTGAATTGGCGCCCAATCCCATCAATTCAATAATAATTGAATCAAGGAACTTTTCCCATTCTCCGTCTTTTTCGCGCTCACATAATAGCCCATATAAGCGACCTTTTAGCTTATTCTTATAGCCGTCAAAGGTCACTTCAGTTAGAGCGTCTTTTCCCTGCCAGTTTTCTGAATATCTCTGAAGGGGTTTTTCCACGCGATCTATCATATATATCCTATTGTTCTTCGACCTCTCGTTTAACATTAAACTCAAGATCGTTTAATTTATCTAAATGATTCGCGGCGGAGAAATCTTTGGATGTATACAGCTGTCCAATATGTTCCCAACTTGCTACACAACGCTTAATCCATTCATGCTTCATATACATCGCTAAAAGCTGAATTTCATCGTTGGACAAGTCTTCTTTGAACTAATATATTTTAAGTTGAGGAGCATCTTCTGCGGTATCTGACGCTTCCTCAAAATCTAAACTCACACGAGGATATTTAAACCGAGCAATGGCCATTTTGAGAAGTTCTTGCCAATCTCGTTCCACGATAGCTAACTCTTCTTCTAATGTCCACTCGTCCGCGGTTATGCGTGCGAGAAATGCGTCATAAACTTTTAAGAAGGGCGTTGCCATTTATCATCACTTCTCTTCTGCTTCGTGATTCTTCGCAATAGCATCGATAACATCAACGTTGCAGTATTTCTTAATTAAGGCCACAATACCGGCATTGGTAATTTTCTGCTCAACAGCGATAGTTACTGCGCTTTCCTTCTCAGAATCAGTTGCCTTTACAATAAATCTAGAGAACGCATTAATATCATTATCTTTGAGCATCTTCGCAATTTCGGTTGCGGGAAACACTTCACCAACCTCAGAAACCTGCTGTCCTTCATCAACACCCTCAACAACGAGATAGTGTCCATTAACAAGAGCCATAAATCCTGCGTCAAAAGTTAATTCCTCATACTCTTCCTGAGATACTGGAATTGCGCGGCCAGGAATTAGTTCACGGTTTAGTCTGATCGTTGGTACATATAGAGATACTAACGAAGTGCTTACATTTTTAATTTTAATCATACGAATTTCCTCCTTTTAACTCCAAGATCGGGAGGGGAGATATACTCCCCTCCCAATATATTCAATTAAGAATTAGTGTCACCATTGTCGAGGGTTGGTACTAGAGCCTGGTTATAAGCAGCCCAGCCGCTTCCTTCGTCTAGAGCACTATTGTAATAGATGCCCCAGTAGTTAGGAGTGGTGAATAGACCAACACCGACCTTTACGTAGAACTGTAGATCGAAGGAGTTGTCGCCAGGATGTAAGTCAGAACCACGTTCGAATACCTGTGGAGATCCTTCGAAAGCCATCTTGATGATCTTTTCCTTACCAGCTGGTAAGACATAAGCGAAAGATGGGTTGAACATTAACTTGGTGTTCTTTTCATCGGTGAAGGACTGAGGCATTACAACAACAGGAACGCCCTGGAACTTGCCGATGTAGCCGCGCTCACGGATCTCGATCATATCCTGGTCAGAGATCTTGGTGGTTGCATTGTAAACAATAGCGTTTACCATTTCCGCCGCGAACTCAGGAGTGCAGTAGATGATTGGAGAACCATATGGAGCAACGGTGTTGCAAAGTTTCTTCATAGCAACAGGATTGAAAGCGTTAGCCGCAACCTTGTTACGAGCTGGACGTCCAGCAGCGTTCCAAGAAGCGAGTAAGCATTCCTGTACCATTTCGAATAAGCGATCTACGATACCTTCCTGGATTACTTCGTAGATGTCGGTCATGGACTCAAGACCATCGAGATAGCGCTCGAAGTCTACGTATCCAGCGCCACCGATAGCCTGGATATATAAGTCGAAACGATCACGGTCGAGACGGAAGGTCTCATAGTTACCGGATTCGGTTGCACGAGTAACGAACTGCTTACCACGAATCTTACCGCGGGTTACAGTGAACTCTGGGCGCTGACCCTGTGCATAGTATTTAACTTCAACGAACATATCGAGTGCGCTCTTTACGTTCTGAGGAAGCATTTCTTCGAGGTTTTCCTCTAAGAGTTCGAATAGCTGATTCTTGTTCTCTTCGAATGCATGGCGATTGAACTCCATCGCGCCAGTCTTACGATTGGGTCTGCAAACTAACTTTGCAATTTCATCGTGTAGCGCGGTTTCATAATCGAAATCTTCAGCAGAATATTCTGCAGGAACGGCACGACCAAATACGCCGTTCATCAAAACCTTTAGCTTATCCATAAGTCGCACCTCCATTATAGTCTAATAATCTGATACTTAACGCCGAGACCGCCGTTAGGAATCGTGTAGAATTTAGTGATCTTTCCGTAGATGCCGGAGCCAGGAATTGCCTTTACGATAGCAGGAACTGCTTTTGCAGAAGCCGCTGCCGCATCAGAAGCATTGCCAGGTACGACATATAGAGGAGTATTCTCGAGATCTTCGAGAGCCGCGATTAGAGCAGCGTCATTAGCGAAAACAGCGGTACTATACTGTAAGCAGTTAGTAGTTACTGTGTCGCCTACACCAAGGATACCTACGCGAGGATAATCGCCCGCAATCTTGCGGCCAAAACGCTGTAGGCCCATGTGCATTTTGTCATATTCTTTTTCAGTGGTATATACGATACCAATTGGAGCGTCGGTTGCAGCAGCAGGTGGATTGATAGCACCAGCAGCTTTGTCAGCAACAACCCACATACCATTCTCACAAGGAGCGGTTCTGGTGAAAGCAGCTCCGAGAGGAGTCTGAGAAACTACCATACCAGTCTTTGGGAATGCTACCTGGTTTAGTTCTAGGCTGGCGTATAGCTTTTCATCGGGATCACGATGCTGAGCAACTAGATCGCCTTCGACATTAGTAATAGGAAATCTATTGTATGCCATAAGTTATTCCTCCTTAATTCTTGCGGTACTTTTCCATGAAAGCCGCGAATTCGTCAACAACGGGTTCTGGTAGTGGAACTACTTGGTTATTAGCACTGCCAGCCATATGTTTCTTAGCGTAGCAAACAGCTAGTTTGCCTTCCAACTCGTTTAGAGAGAAATTATTCATCTCAGCACGGATTGGGCTAACTTCTTCCTCACCTAAATCAGCAGCATACTGATCGATTAAGGAATTTTTCTTTTCTACTTCTAAACGAGCACGCTCCGCTTCATAAGTAGCAATCTCATTACGTAAACTAGTTTCAAGCTCAAACGCGGATGATATTTGTGCTTCAAGTTCGGCAATGCGATTACGAGCATTCTCATAATTAGTAGTCATTTCATTGAGTTGATTCTGAAGTTCAGCAATCTGCGCTTCAAAATCTACGGCAGGTTCTGTGTCTGCCGCAGGTTCAGGCTCCGCACCAGCAGGTTCATCTTCTTGAGGTTCTACCTGTGGTTCAGCCGCAGGCTCTACTGCTGGTTCCGCAGCGGGTTCCGCCACAGGTTCAGCCGCAGGTTCTGCAACTGGTTCTACGGCTGGTTCAGCCGCAGGTTCAACTGGAGCTACTGGCTCCTGAGCAGCAGGTTCTTGTTCGAAAGCCTGCGCAGGAGTGGGTTCATTTACTTCGGGATTCATTCCATTTTGCATTTGATGTTCCCCTCCTTCGATTGGTTGTTTTTCAGCCTCTTCAACCTTAGCTTTCAAATCAGCCAATAGAGAAGAGAACTTTTCATATTGAGAAGTGTATGCATCATCATTCTTACTAAAGAACGCTGATACGGAAAAACATGGTTCATGATTACCAATAATACATAGCCCCATGATTTTTGCTTTTGTATAAACAAAATATTCTTTGTTATCGATAGTCGCCCAATCGCCTTCGATTGAACTAATATCGAGTTCCATTGATTGATTTTGTCCTACAACAAAATTAGCAGCATCAAAATAAGTAGTGAATAGCGCAACAGAGAATACCGCATAATCACGTGTTATACCATCGCTATCCTGGAATGGTTGCCATCCTTCGAAACCTTCTACATAACCGTAACCATTAGCAACTGTCGGCCCTGTATGACCTGCCCATGTTTTGGTTTCTTTATCGAAGAATCCAACTACCGGAGTCGGATAGGTTAAAATACCATTGATTAGCATATCCGCTACGCCGTCTGTAATATAGGAACCGTTGCGATTTCCATACTTTGTAAATACACCAACTTTTAAACGATTAACATCGTTAGTTGGAGTTATAGGCTGGGGAGGAGCCATTATAACAACATTGTCAAAATAAATTGGAATGTCTTTTTTCATAATATCCCTCCCTTATCCCATCGCCGCAATATTAGCTTGCGTTTTTTCGGATTTATCTTCATCTGCTAATTCGGGTCTTCCGCCCTTATTAGTTATGTCTTTTACCTACAGTGATGTACTACTATTTTTTTTCTGTGAATTATTTTTTTTATCAGAATTTTCGTCGCCACTCTGTGTGTAAGACGATAGTAGTGGAATCATCATTTCATCAAGATTTAGGAGATTGTTTTCAAAGTCTATCATGCTAATAAGGTTACGCTGCTTAACACCCATTGCTACACCAGCGCGCATCTTAGAATAACCAAACTGTGCGCCAGATAGATATTGCGCTTGATATTCTTTAATATTGAAAACAGTAGTAGGTAGAATTTCAAAATCGAAAATTAAGCCGGTACGAGTAAAACGCTGATTGATTAGGAAACGAATCCAGGTATCATATTGGCTAAGGTAAAGCCGCATAATACTTTCGAGACGCTTAATAACATATGCAAGAGAAGAACTATTTTCAGCATTGAATAATAGTTGGCTGGTGCCCAATGCTTCCCAAGCATTGTTATTATATTTCTCTAATCTGTTATTCGCGGAAGAAGCCGCAGAATTTTCTTGTAAGTTCTCTAAAGAAGTATCACCGAAGGTAGTTAATACATCAACAGTATCTAAGTCTTTTAACATATTAGCTACGCCTGCGTGAATTTGTTCAACTTCGTCTAATTCAAATACCAAGTGTCCATCACTGTCAATTGGCATTTTCTGAATCAATAACTTATACAATTCATTTTCATCGCGCTTTTCTTCACGTCCAACCGCGTCTTTCAACTTGGCTAATTCCGGAATGGAAGCTATAAATAGTGGAGTCTGGTCTTCTGCAAAACAGAAAACTACCCCGCCGGCACTTGCTGGGATCATAACCCAAGGATTTTGTAAAGTCTTATTTTTCCACTTTCGCCAAGCAATTTGAACTGCTTCTGGGAAATTTAAGACCGCCGCGTCACGCAACTTTTCATCCATATACGTATTAGTAAAGTACGTAATATTAAATTCCAAAACATTTAAGTTATTAAAATCTTTAAAGCGTGTACGGCAATAGGTTATAGGCAAGTCCTGTACGACCACCTTGTCACCTAGTTCTTGCAGAATACCAAAATATATCCCGGTCTTTAACCATTCACGAGTAATTCGAGATAAGGTATTTTTTACATCTAAGGCTTCAACAAAACTACAAGCATTGTAAAATGCTTTAATCATCTATGCTTTAGAACCTTTATCTAGATCATAAATAGGAGTGACTATTGTATCATATAGAGGTAAAGCCGCAAGGAAGTCTACGTTATTACGGTAGCGAGCATTTGTTCTATAATAATATCGTGATAGTTCACGAATTGCACCGATGTCGCCAGAACTGATAATATCTTCAATTTCGGCCAGAGAGAAATCTCTGCGGGACACGCCGCTTATACGACGGCTACCCCATCGGGTAGTACGCTCATTGGAATCCATAGGTACGTAATTAATACGAAACTAGGATTTCTGGAACATAGAAGCAAAATCCTAACCCATAAAATTCACCTCCTAATCTTAGGGGTGTAAAAACCGTACTAACCAATATTCTTTTTTTTCTTTTTAAAAATTTCTTTATCTTCGTAATACTTGATTCTATATAGGCCGTATGATAGACTGGAGAAACGGTCCTTCTCAAGGGAACGAGAAATACGTTCAACCTTATACTTGTTCTCAATGCCTGTAGGCTTAATCCGCAAGTTGTTCAATTCGTCCATCAATCTTGAAGTCATTTCATATGGAAGTAAGAAAACTCTTCTATCATACGCAGTCATTTTCTGACCTTTCTTAGTTTTCATTAACTTCTCTTTAACAATTCTCTCATGCGCCAAGAATGAAGTAGAACCATTATTTATAGCAGACAAGAACGCAGAGTTAATTTCGTCTTCATTTGAAGCTGATGCTTTAATGTCATAAATAATGGCATTATAGCGTGGTTCTGGTTCATCTTTTGGTTCGTGTAAGTCCGGCGGCAGGTGATGGTCATTGTTAAAGACGTAATAAGCTGGGAATTGCTCACCAGTGTTTTTATCATAGGACGGCAATACCATAGCATCGAGCAGACCGATACCAGGACCGTTACCATCGATTACGACCTCACGTGGCTGATATATCTGAATCAATTTCTTAAGTCGTGGTGCTTGCTCTGTAATGTAGTTCGCGCCATTAATAACTTCAGTATATACGACATTTTTCTTGAAACGCTGCGCCCCGGGTAGCACCTTAATAACCATTATAGCGGTGTTTGCGCTATAACGGCCAATGTCGGCCGCAAGCAGATACCATGCATTAGGATTCTGCGGCGAGTACGTAGCTTTTCTTTCGCATTTCAATAATGAACGGTGTCTATTGAGTCGGCGCGAATCAAGCCATGCTTCATCACTATTACCTGTCCATATTGATAAGTTTTCACGAGCGAAGGAGTCTTCGCTAACAGTATTTGAATAACGTTGGTCTAACATCATGTCTTTATCAATTAAGCCATAATGTAGTGGAACTTCGTAGGAAAGTCCCCAGCAAAAATAGGTGTCCGGCCGCAATACGGCATTAACGGCTATTTCTATTAAACGACCATACATAAATTTGGTACGGTCAGAAGCAGTAGTAATGAAAGTCTGTGGAGAAGAAGGTTCATCGAGATTTAAAGTACCATCTACTTCACGGCGCTTAACGTTAAGCTGTGGCTGAAGAACTTCAACATATGCTTCTTCACTAATAAGGGCGCACTCTTCAAGGATTGCCGCAGTAGCACGAAGACCACGAGAAGTATCTTTTGCAACAACAGTAATTGAACTACCATTCTTAAATTTCAATTCATAGTAGTTATTACTTGATTTCTTACCACTTTCACCATCATCGCCTCTTGTTTTAAGTTCTCTCTCAAGAAGAGGCCAGTGACGGAAGAATTGCTCAAACTTATCTTTCGCAATATTAATAACCGTACCCTTAACATCGGATGCAATCATTATAGAAGAACGTGGTAATAGTACTGCACGTACAAGCGCGCATAAATAAGCTGTGAATGACTTAGATGTTGCACGGGTTGCTGTCCAGAAATGATAACGATAACGCATGGATGCCCGCAATGAGATACGCTGAAACGGCATCAAATGGAAGTTTTTTGCATCTTCAGAATCCTGTATAGCATCTAAGAATAGGTCCGGATACAATATCCAAAGATTCAAATACTTCGTAAATAGCTCTTGATTTGCATCAAGAAATTCTTTGGTTAATGTAATACCTTTCTCAATCGGTATTCCATCACGCATCATGACTTCACTCATCGAATGCATCACCATCGCTTAACAATTCTTGATTCAATTCTGCCGATCCTTCATACTCAATATCCGCGGTTTCATCCATATCAACTTTCTCGTTTTCAATTTCTTCTAAGCGCTCTGTCATGTTATAACGTTCACGTTTATCTTCAACTTGCTCTGCAAAGTTACCTTCATTCATTACTAATCTCTTTAAGTAGTTCTGAATGTTCTCCATCATAAAGTCAACCGAGTCTTGCGGCTCAGTATGCCAGTTTGGATGCCATCCTTTCTTACCATAATAAACCATTAGTTCGCCAACGGATTCAAAGTCAGCCGCAGATTTAGCATTTGTAGCGGTAAAATTGTACGTCTTAACGATGTTATCAATTGAGTCCATAATCTTCTTAACATCGCCGCCCTCACGTAGAATCTTTTTCGCCGCAAGCTGTAACTCACAAAGGTCTCGCGCCTTTTCTTGAAGAATAGGCGTAGATACGTTTTGCGTGGCAACAATCTTATTATAGAAATTATCAAGCCAGAGTAGTTCTTCGGGGCGATAAACCGCAGACCAAGTTTTCTTCAACTTCTTGAGTTTAGCATCTCCAAGAACTTTAATCTCGTCATCGATTGTTCCTTCAGCACGTGCTTGGCGCCATCTTTCGCTTTCATCCATCCAGCGCAATTGTTCATAATGGTCATCATATAAGAGATTAAAGTATGCAGTCAAAGTATGGTCCTTATGTTGCTCATAAAGTTGTGTCCATTTGTTGAGGTCGAATGGCAAGTCCAACCACCGCATCAATCTATCAACTTCACCTAAGTTGTCCTGCTTTATCATCGTTTCAAGGCACGGCGTACAAATATAGCATCGTCCACCTGGGAAGAATTTGGAAGGAGTTGACTGGAAGAACTCTAAAGGTTGCTCTCTCTTACATTTGAGACAGCGTTTGATCTTTTTTTCTGAGGTCTCCATCTTTATTGATCACTCCTCTTCTAATGCGGGATTCTTTGTCGCATTGCTTACACGTATTCGACAACTTATCCTTATGTGCATTATTCTTACTAAAGAATAGTAAGTCCATTGGCAGCATGCGGCCGCAATGTATACATTTTTTACATCCTTCCATCGGAGTTTCTTGCTCCAGCCGCATCATGCGGGCAACCTGGGCAATCTTTTTCGGTACTTCATTACTTACAATCGACACCAAGTAGTTTGGTGAATATTCCATCGCATACTTTGCGCGCATTTCATCCAAAATGTCCTCATATGCCATGCCCTTTTTCCGCAAGTCAATGAGGAACAGCCGCAATTCGCTAAAATTACATAACGATACGTAGCGGTCGAAGTCCCATAGAAGGGTGCGCCCATAGGTATCTAACTTATCTTTTAATGCATCATATAGGGTATAATAATGATTAAGTAGTGCGCGAACATGTTTAGGGTTCTCCCAATCAAACGTATGCTCACATACCACCCACTTTATCTCTAAATTATCCCCCTCCCCCCTAGTCTCATAATCCGCAAGATTCTTGGAAATGCGGCTAGTATAGGAGTGATTGACGCGATTTTCCCACTATTCCTTCGTTAACCAATAGAAGGAATCGCCGCACCAATCATAGAATTGCGGTTTTGGGTGATCTAAGTTTTGGAAGTGCAACGTCGGTTTGTACGAATCTTTCAAGTAGTACTGATGCTTGCGAATATCAATGAGGTTATGCTTTAGTTGATAAACTCGGTAGGGATCCGTGACAAGAGTGTCTTTTTCGTTCGCGGCAACCTTGCCCTGCGCAACGTCCAACATTCTCTACCATCTATCAATAATTTCCCACTATTCGATCATGCCGGGGACGTCACTATCGCCGGGGTCAATCATCTCACCCGTCGTCTTATCATAGCGAGGTCGCTTTATACATGGTTTCGGCACAGTATAAGCATCGCGCTTGTAGGCGCTGCGCAACTGTTGCTCATCGAAACCCGGCACCTCCATCATTTCATCTAACGATTGTACCTTATCATCTTTTGTCTTATAACTCTTATATCTCTTATCTTTATCAATTGTTTCGTTTCTCTAAATTGAATTCTTGCCTTCCTCGTCCTTGCCGTATAGGATATAGGAGGCCATTTGTTCGAGTTCGGTAGGCGAGGGATTGGTAGGTAGTTCGTCGAGGATTTCTTCCACGGCGGCAAGCCTATCAGTGTCACGCACTATCGAAAAATCAAGTGAGTATTTCTTTTTCATGTGCTCACCTCCATCTGTTAATATTATAGCATGATTGGTTTTATTTTGTCAAATGTTTAAAAATTACCGGTTGGTGGAAAGTGTGGAGACCCCGGGTCTTGTCTGGCGCTTTAGCACGCTAAATCACGAAAGTATCCCCCCTATCCGGAAAAGTAAGGAAAAACAACGGTTGAAAAACGTTTCAAAAACTTTTTTCATTTTTTTTGAAAAAAATTATAAAAAAGGCTTGCAATCTTTTTTTAGGTGTGTTATATTATTCTTGCCGGAAGGGGACAAGGGGAGCGAAACGGTGTTGACGGTCTCACCGCATGACCGGAAAAACGGTTAGTCTGAAATCAACAGACGATAAACAAAAAGTACATAGGCGAGAGCGGCGGCGGCAAATTGCCTTAATAGACTACCGGAGCGCTAAACCGAAAAAAGCTACAAACCACAACAAAAAGAAAGGAAGTAAGAACAATGACAAAGCAGGAAAAATTTAACGCTATCCGTGAATTTAACATCCGTATCCGTGATGAACAGACAAAGGGAAGTACAGGCTACATTGGCAAGCAAGTTGACTTTTGGGTACGTGATAGCATTATGGTGCATGGTGTTAGCTCCGTTGCTGATGTCCGTTGCCGTCGTGCTGGTGCTGATGACTGGTGTATCCGTATTAACGGAAAGCTGTACAGGGGCGAGACAAAAACCAATATGGGCGAGTGGAAAGTTCCTTGTGCTCGGATTTGCGCTGATGACATCTTTCCGAAAGCTGACTATGTCGCCTTTACCGCTGAAGTGGAAGGGCTGACCGCTGAAAACGTTGCTGACAACGTGTTCGTGTTCACACGTGAGCAGTTCATCGAAATGCTGACCATGACCGGACGGAAGGGGCTGGAAAGCTCGCTCCGGTACAATGCAAAGCGTGGTACAGTCGGGATTCAGGCTTGGAAGCTGTACAGCAACCAAACCGGAAAGTGGGTTGAAGCTCGGCTGAACAAGTATTATGACTACTTGGAAGCCAATGCAATCCCCACGATTGCGGAGTTCCTGGAAATGGTGAGGGGCTGAAGCCCCTCACCTTCCCCTTGTGGGGAACACCTAAATAATCGAACACCTAAATAAGCTGGGAGGACAGAGCAATGAAAAAGCTGGTTAATCATTCCGTAATCAGTTCATACGAACTGATTCTGAATTACGAAACTAACACCGCTGAATTACGGCGGTACAATCGCCCGGTAACGGCGAACGATGAAGGTACAATCTTTGTACAGAAGATTTCCGCTGAAAGCTATTACCGCCTGCTGACCTATTTTGGCGGAGTAAGCTATTTCCGGGCGAACAAGCGGGAAGAGTGGTACACTTGCGGAGTGACCTTCCCCGGTTATGAGAACAGTGCGAGAACAGGTCGCCTGTTCCGGTTGTAAGAGAAGGGCGAAAGCCCTTCTCAATTCTAACACCTAAATAATTGAAGGAGGACAATACAATGAAGTGCATCCGTATGAGTTTTGAACAGGTCCAGCGCATGAGAGCAAGACAGGACGGTTATGATGACTTTGAGGAGTGGTTAGAAGATACACCAGAAGAAGAACGGAGCAGTATATATGATTTAGTAGGAGAACCTTTTGACATTGTGCCTTATGACGGCGGTAAGGGTTACATTTTCCTTGATGATAAAGACCGTTACTGCATATGGGTGAAATACTGACGGGCAATTTTTGCCCGTCTAATTATTTAGGTGTTCGGAATAGTTAGTCACGACTAACACGCGCAATTATTTAGGTGTTCATCACCTAAATAGTATGGTTGACAAGGCGAGCGTATAGGTATATAATGTGTACAGTGAGGGGAGGATAGCATATGTATAATGGGATTATCGGTGGTTTTCTGCTGGGCGGCCTGCTGGCCGGAGCTATGTTCGGGCTTATACCTGGTGCTATACTCATGGGCTTAGGCGGCGCAGTAGCTGCGCTGCAAGCTGCCCAGGAAGCTAAACGTGAAGAAGCTGAAGAAGGCTGGCGCAAGAGCTACCCTACGTACAAGTACTGAGGGTAGCACTTATTTAGGTGTTACTCACCTAAATAATTATATTGACATATATATAAGATTGTATTATTATATAATTGTCCTAAGGGGAGACGAGGCAGAGCCGTCAGAGCCTTCACGGGTGGGCGGTGTGACCCATGAGTGTCTGTAAGACCCTTTTAAGTGCCCCTTCACAATGACCCGTCGCCCAGGCAGGGCGACATTTCATTCTGGAATTTAGGTGTTACTCACCTAAATAAAGGTATTGCATTTTATCCCTATATATATTATAATATCATCAAGAGATAGAAAAACAAAAGGAGGATAATACAATGAACTTCAAAACCCTTTACTGCGTGGTAACTGTCAAGAGCGGTCTGGTGGTGCGTCGCGGTTTCAAACAGTGGAGGAGCGCATGGAGCTATGCGCAAGCCGCAGATGACGGACATTTTGACGAAGAAGGCGGACTCCGTGTAGAAGGATATCGACTCCTCTTGTAATAGGGACACCGTCCCTATTTTATTTTTGAGATTTAGGTGTTGGTCACCTAAATATAGGTATTGCACTATTCCCGAAACTGTGCTATTATATACTTGTCCGAAGGGACAATAAATAGTGGAGGAGTTCCAGTATGTATATTGAAGTTACCGTCGAAGAAGCCGCTCGTCTGTTCGCCCGTGGTGTCCATGTCTGGGATGATGCTGACCCTCGTTATGCCTGCACGTTTGAATTGCGCGGCACTCCCCGCAGCTGGAAAAAAGCTCGTCGCCTGCGCAAGCTGACCCGTAAGCTCCGCGGCCCGTGGGCTGGCCCAGAAGGACGCTGGTTTGTTTACAAGAGGACATAAGTCCTCTTCCCATTATTTAGGTGTTCGTCACCTAAATATTAGTATTGCATTTTCCCGTAACTTATGCTATTATATACTCAGCCGAAGGGCAATAAAGAAAGTGAGGTTACTAACATGTTGGATACTCGTTACACAGGCGTTTTCATCAGGGTTATCAATGGCGCTCCCACTTCCTGTTGGATGGCTATTCAGGAGAATGACAATCCGACAGAACGTACCGATCTGGAACCGGACAAAGCGAAGAAGCTGATGTGGGAGCTGATGAAAGCTGGCGGCGATCGTGGCATCGATATGGATATCATTAATCCCAAAAGCTACTATTACCACGTTTCTCATATGTTCTTCTGGTACCACTGACCGGATTTTCCGGTCTTTTACTATTTAGGTGTTGGACACCTAAATTCATACTTGACAAAATCCCATTACTAATGTTATAATTCCTTTGGAACAAAGGAATTAAACGAAAGAGAGGGGAAACAAAATGACAACTCATACTTACGGAATCGAAAAACTGACTATGCGGCTCACCGTGAAACTTCCGGACAACTACGCAACTGTTCAGCGGCTTTATGACTATGGTGCATGGTTCAGGCTCCAGCGCGAGCATGTAACAGACCTTGACCGCATTGCTCACCTTATCGAGTATATCAAGAACAATGGCGGCGGCCAGATCGATGAAAATGTTTTCATTGATGACGATGATCTCCAAGAGAAACACACCTTCACATACGAACTTGTAAAGGATTATAAAAATAACGAGTGAGGGTCTTTGACCCTCCCGTGATTATTTAGGTGTTAGTCACCTAAATTCTTATCTTGCGTTATCAATCCATATGATATATAATTAGTATAGAAATTGAAGGGAGGATCGAAAAATGGAGGAACAGAACAAGGAAGTCAAACAAGAGGAAGAAAAAGAAGAAAAATGGGCTTGGATTCGTTGTAATAATTGTGATTGTGTTTGCTTAGTCCCGAAACTGTACGCAATCGACCCGTTCCTTTGTTGGAATTGTATAGAGCTTTTATCAAGATAAGGAGGACTACAATGACTTACTACGAAATTTACTTCAACAATAACAAGTGGGAAGTATGGGAATGGACGGACTGCGGCACTCATGCCCGGTGTCTTAAAGTCTATAAAACCAAAAAAAGCGTAGAAAAATGGGCAGCAAAACAATGGTTAAAGGTCACTTGGCGGTGACCTTTATAATTTAGGTGTTAATCACCTAAATATATGTGTTGACAGATTGCACTCTATATGTTAATATACAATTGTCCAAAGGGACAATAAATAAAAGAAAGAGGTAGTTACAATGGCACGGTATCTTTATAGCAAGGCGGTTGCAGGTCACAACTATGCTCAGGCACAGGAAAACTTTTTCGATGACGGCACAGTCCAGCTCCAAAGCTACAGCACTATTATCATTGAGATTGACCCGGAAGGCTGGCTCCATGTGACAGGGCTGTACAGCATGACCACGATCAAGCACATCGGCTGGTTCATGCGCTCCCGTGGTTTGTCCTACCAGCTGGCGAAACAGATGTTGTACGATCACAAAGACTACAACGTCCGGACGGGCGAAGTTCGGGACTGGAAGTAATTCCAGCCCTTTTAGATTTAGGTGTTCGACACCTAAATTAAAACCCTTGCATTACTGCAAGGGGTCACCGGTAATTTCATAGATGTTCATATTATCATACAGGGGTTCAGAAATCTTGTATCCTTTATCAATCAGCTCTTTATATGTAGTGGGTTCTGTGATTGAAATGGTATACGTATGTTCGCCGGTAGGTACTTTTCTCGCGCCTATAGCAATTACTGCAACCAAAACAATAGTTATAAGAAGACCAAAAATTGCGGCGAAACAATGACCGCCGGATGAATCGTTGCTCAAGGTCGCAAACAAGATAATAGTAGCAACCATCACCACCAGATTAACAATAAAACAAACATCTACCCACCCAGGCCAGTCCATAATTGCAACATCTTTCAGAATTTCCATACTCAATTCCTCCTTTACTGTACTCATTATATCACATTCTGACAGAATTTCAATATGAAAATTTAGGTGTTCGACACCTAATATTTATGGTTGCATAAAATCCCAAAACATGGTATATTGATAATGTAAAGGAGGCATACATTATGAGATACTTAATTGAAAGTTGGCGTTTTGATCCTCTTTATGACGGCGGCGATTATACCGGCGAGTTTGTCCCTCTGCCCGATGTATTCAAGGATTCATGGGATGAAGCCCTCGCGTACTTTGTCGAACAGGTAAAAAATCCGATGTGCGACCAGTGCTTTGTTACTGCCATATGGAACAACAAACCATATGAAGATGACGAGCCGGTACTGTCATACTGTCCTTAATAAGGACAGTATATATTTAGGTGTTAGACACCTAATTTTATATATTGATATTATTCCAAAACATGGTATAATACAATTGTTCAAGGGAAATCGAGCGGACCGGAAATAGGTACGGTGAGTCAATAAGGCTTATAATCCATGGTAAACCAGACGTAACCCTTGAATAGGGCAAGAGCAAATGTCCTGTGAGTACCATCTGATCAATGGAAAAATAGTAGAAATGTGCGGCGGCGCGAGGGGCGACCTAAATACCTCTTGCTTGCTTGAATTTAGGTGTTATACACCTAAAATAATATGTTGACTTTCTACACAGATGTGATATAATACAATTGTTCCAAGGGAAGAACCAAAGGGCCACCAAAAGAAGCTTAAAGATTCTTCGGTGGTGTGGAGTAGGGCTTATAGGAAACTATAAGTGGCGAACGCGAGTAGTGAACCGAGGAAAAGCGGTACTGACGAGTGCCCAAAAATCCTTTTACGAGGCAGAGGATGTGGAGAGGCGATACGGATAGCTGTAGCTCGGCGCGAGCTACTGCGAGCGTAAGTGTAGTAAAAGGTATCTTGCGAGGAGTGGAGCGCAAGGCCAAGCGCGGGTGAGGTTTCACGGGTGAACGCCGTGGTGTAGCAAGATGAAAGGTGTACTTCGCGAGTACACCTTTCTTTAATTCTATGATTTAGGTGTCAAACACCTAAATTATTAGTTTGACATTATATGCGTATATGATATAATGTATATGAAAGGAGATGTTACAAAATGTACGTAGGAATGTTTATTAGTAGGCATAAGGATAATAGATGTGTTCTTAATTTTCAATCTCGTACCAAAATGTTCTTCATGGATAAAGAAATTCCCGCTTATTATAAAGATTTTAAACAATTTGTTGAAGAAGGACAGCCCGGCGAAATGTGTCGTTTTTACATGAGCGCAAGTGAGCGTAATATGGAAAAGACGCAAAAAGAACTCGCATGCCGTCTTATTAGAGAACCTATCGACTTTACTCGGCTTAATGGTATTGCAACATCTATTGCAATGAAATCGGAACAAGAAACCTTTAAAAAATGGTTATTTGATTTTGACTGTCCTATTACTGGCTTAATGATGGAATTTTGTAGTGAGTTAATGGACATGGGATTTATTCCTAAGTGGTATCTCTCTCCTAATGGTTACTCTGTTATCATTGAACACGGTTTTGATATTCGTGAATTTCTTGACCGTTGGAATAAACGTTTACAGCAGATTGATCCGAAATACAGTGTAGAACTTAAACGCAATGCAATGGTGATTGTGGATTGGGAAACTAAAAGTGCCGAATAATCGGCACTTCCCATAATTTAGGTGTTCGACACTTAAATCTTGATATCGACAATCATATATATATCTGCTATAATATTTATAGTTCAAGGAAGGAGAACTGATTGTGAAACGATTTAAAGTATTGCTGATTATCACCGCGCTTCTCGGCTTGCTGGTTCTTGCCGGATGTGAAGCGCAATATCGCCCCGAAGGTAGTAACTGGTCTTTCGGGACGGATGCGTCCATTTATTATACTCCTAAGAATAGTAAATGGACAATCAAAGTTTGGTAACTATGGGAACATGCCAATAGGCATATTTCCCTATTTCATTTAGGTGTTCGACACTTAAATAATCGTATTGACTTCTATATAATATATGTTATAATAAGATTGTCCAAAGGGACAGCAAAGGAAAGGAGATAAAAAGCATGTACCTCTTCTATGCGGAACGTAACGGATGGATCCCAGCAGGCAGCGATGGTCAACTTAAGTTGCCGAGAAATAACATGTCTCGCCGTGCCATTGAAGATGTGGCAAGAAAGTTCATTGGCAATAGAGCTGGCGTGATATATCTTATGCATGAGTGGACACAGCAGATGTCTGAATTGGGACCGTGGGCATTCTCATGGTATATTGCTCGCAACGGCGAAAAGGTGGTGTATAATTAATGTCCGGCTTATATTATGCTCGTGCTCCCACTATGGAAACCTAATTATATACGTTGATAGAGATAATGTGGCGGCCACTCCCAGGCCGCCAATTGTTTTTTATTATTTAGGTGTTAGACACCTAATCATACTACTTGCATTATTCTTATAACTATGATAATATAAACATGCACCAAGAGTGCAAATAAAATTAAGGAGATGCGTTACAATGACAATGATAGTTGAAAGAAATCTGAAGGATTTTGAGTTCTGGGGAGGCGCCGAGGATGTCGCCGCAAAACTGACCACCGAAGAGCTGAATACTATCGAGGAAACTCTTGAACAGATAATCGGCTATGGAAGTGAGCTGTGGAGTGAAACTCAAGTCAATGACTTTATGGCTTTTGACTTTGAAGATTATTGTGAAGAATGGATTGGTGTTAGCTATGAGGAAGTAATGGCAAGGGAGTGAAACTATGATTAACATTGGACTTTTCAACCTCATTGTCTATCTGCCCTGGTGGGTGTTTCTGCTGATTCCGCTTGTTCCTTTTATTCTCGCGGGCATCGTTACCCTTATCGTTTACATCTCGGAAAGGTTCTTTTAAGACTCCATTGGAGTCTTTTTATATTTAGGTGTTCAACACCTAACCACATGACTTGCAAAACTATATAGTATATGATATAGTATAACTGTCCAAAGGGACTAATAAGGGAAAGAAGGTAGTAGCATGGTAAAGGTAACAAAGGCACTCGCAAAAAAGTTGTACGATGAAGGTGAAGCGGTTATGGTCATTCCTAATCGTATTCGCCCTACCAGCCAGCTTGCACATTGGACTACAAAGCCTGCTAATGATCCCAATGCGGACTTTGAAAAGCTGTGCAACGCAATCTTCTACTATAACTGTTCTCCCGAAACCGGCATGAAGCTGGCATATTATGTGAAAGAGGTGTAAACGATGACCGTAGAAGGTAATTTCAAGTGGGATTTGGATATCCCTAACATGGAGCTGGATGAGTTGGATGCTCTCATGACGGCTTGTGAGCGTGCCCGAAAGAACATTATTAAACTCAGCCTTATTGAGCGGTTTGATCAGCTGGTCGATGAAGCAAAACAAAATGACTGTTATTTTGAAACAGTCTCCCGTAGCGGCGAAGTGGTTGGTTTGACCAATCCCAATAATGTTTGTCTCCAGGACTATCCCAAACCTCAGTTGGAAGTATAATGCGCTTACAAGCGCATTATATTTTCATTTCAATTAGGTGTTAAACACCTAATACCATACATTGACAATCCTATAACCATATGATATACTCATACCGTGAAAGGGGGATTCCAAGATGGCAGAAATGACCTACCACGTATCAGTAGACCGAGCCGAGCGAGTGAAGAATATCGTAGAAAAAATCGGCATGGGACAAATCATTAAAGAAAAGTATATCGGTTATGGTATCGGTGGACCAGCTGGGCGGTATGTCTGCATCACGGATACCGGGGTTACTATCATCAAAGATGAAAAGAAAGAGAAAATCATCACCATGTATGTAACCACGCAGAAAGAGCTGGTTCAGGTCTACGGTGGCACTAAAAAAATTCCACCCTTCCTGCGGAAAAAGGTAGACTATAATCAGAGTAAGTTTACTGAAGATGGTAAGACTATTTGGTAATGAAGGGAGAAAAGATATAAAATGAAAATTATCTGTACAGAAGAAGAAAAAAAGGGTCTTATGAATATACTTGACAGTTCGTGGGATTGTCCCTTTAATCCCGAAGCCTGCGGCAGTGATAAGTGTGAAGAATGTTTAAATGGTAAAAGAATCCAGTGGGAAATTATAGAAGGGGGTGAATAAAATGTTGGGTATCGCAGTTATCGTATTGGCTATTCTGTATTGGTGCGGAACTATTCCGGCTAATGCTCTCGCCATCGTATCCGTGATCTACGTGGTGTGCAATTTCATCGTTGAACTGTCACGCAAACTGAACGACTAATATGAGTTGATAGGAGTGAAAAGTATGAACTATATGAGAGCCATGTGTACCGCCCTTTGTATCGCACAGATTTGGGCGCTTGGTGCGGACAAAACATATCAGAAAGTAATAGCATATATCTTTGCTATTCTTGCATGGGTACTGTGCGTATGGGTAATACCTTGGGACTAATCCCAAGGTTTATGTTTAGGTGTTAAACACCTAATAGTATAGTATCGCATTACTGCGATACAAATACTTTCTTATATTCTTCACTGTGCTTACCAATATAAACGGCAAGACCATCGCTTCTCGGCCACTCAAATCTGTCACCACGAATTGTACGGACAATCTGAAGCAACACGTCATAAGGATAGAAGATTATACTTGCCCACCGCCGCGGCCGAATAATCAACACGCAACCGCTTTTGAGATTATATGCCACGCACTTAAACAGACGTCGTTTCCACGGGCGCATCCAACTGACATAGCCATAGCATACATCTCGCCATACTGCCACTGGTAAATGTTTCACATACTCTTTCATCGTTCCACTCCTCTCCCTGATTACATTTACATTATAGCATAAAGTCTATAAATTGCAATAGGATAATTTAGGTGTTAAACACCTAAAATTAAAGTTTGACAAATATTAAATTTATGATATAATTCTATTGTAAGGAGGGATATGCATGGGTAAGAAGAAGAAGCAGAAACCCAAAACTTGGGTTGAAGTGTTTCAATCCGAGCGTAAAACGTTTCCTCAAGGTTACTGCGTAAGTCGAGTGATAGAGGACAAGCGCAATAAACCGCCGAAGCATAAGAAAGGATGGGAAGAAGAATGAAGCTCTATACTGTTGAAAGAATTAGTCATCGTAAAGATGATTCCATTTCGGAAATTCAAGGTGTATATTCCAGCCTTCATAATACCTATGTTGCTATCGGACAAGAACTGAAAGAGGATAAAATTAACATTAATCTGATTAGCAAAACTAAGTACAGTATTGATGTACCCGAAGAAGCAACGGATGGTTGGATTTATCCTCATACTTATCATATCGAAAGTCATGTGCTTGACTGTGATATTGACGAGGACGATGACGAAAATGATGATGATTAAATTCATTAGCCGAGTTATTCGGCACGATATTGACACCGGACACAAACTCAAAGAACGTGGAATCCATGTATTCGGTTCAATCTATAAAGTGCATATGCCTTATAAGGGAAAACCGTGGACATATTTTTGGCTTCGTAGTGAACTGAATGATGACTTAAAGTATTGGTATCGTGTAACTGATTACTTCTTCATTGAAAGTAAGAAAGGATGGAAATAATATGAGTATCCTTCAGGTAATTACTTGCTATGATGTTAAAGTATTGTTAGATGTAGCAATTATTGGCATTATAGCGTGCGCCATTAGTGGTATAGTCATTTATATTTTACACGACGATTATAACACTCCCGCTACTGTAATAAAAATGATTTTTCTGTTCGTTTTCGTTATAGGTTTTATCCTCATTGCAATCGGTGGTGCAACCAAAACAACTACCCCTTCCGAAACTAAACGAACCTACGTAGTAACAATCACTGATAACGATATGTATCCCAAACTTTATGAACAGGGCTATACTATCGAACGTCAGTATGACATGGGTAATGTTTATAAGATTACCGGCCCGATTATCGAAAATGAATCCGACTATATGGAAAATGGGACTTGAAATCCCATTTCCAAATCTTTAGGTGTTAAACACCTAATTAAATGAATTGACAAATCCTATAACTTGAAGTAATATATAATTGTTCCAAGAGGAACAAAGAAGGAGGAATGGAAAATGGGTACTCTGTATGTAGCAAAAAGTTTTGGACGATATTTCTTCTTTAAGACAGAAGCAGAGCGTGATGCTTACGTGGAAACTCTGCCGGAATGGGAAAAGAAGTATGTCCAGCTCTCTGTTAGCCGCTTTGGGAAGGTGACCTAATATGACTACAAGGGTGTATTACATGCCGAATAATAACGTTTCTCGGCTACTGCTCAACTCCATGTTCTCTCGTGTTGGTTGTAGTATCGGTGAAATCACAACCAACCCCACACATGAAACTATACGAGTTCCTATCACTTGTGAGGATAAGGATATTCGTACTGTTGAAAGAATACTCAAACTCTATGGAATTATAGGAGATGTGAAAAAATGAGTAACACAAGAACATCAACAACAACGTCTGGTGTCGGTATTCTCGAACTTCTGACAGTGGCCTTCGTAATCCTTAAACTGTGCCATGTCATTGACTGGTCATGGTGGTGGGTACTCGCGCCCACATGGATTCCTCTGGCATTCGCCGCTGTGATTCTGATCGTTTGCGGTATCATCAAACTGATCGGGTGGATTCTCGGTCGCAGACGCCGCAAGCAGAGAGAACAGTTTGTCTTTACCTCCCGTTCCCGCACATGATGCGGGAATTTTTATTTAGGTGTTAAACACCTAAAACTAACTGTTGACATATTAGTATCAATAGTATATACTATAATTGTTCCAAGAGAGATCACTGATTCACACTAATCGGCCTCTCGGAAAACCGTTGTTAGACCAAGAGTTGAATCGATAACAAAACTCTCGGCGGTTTAGAAGTTTGCTTTCTGGTTGCGATTGTGCTTCTTCCGTGAAGAGAAGCAGAAACGGGGAACCGGTAGCGATTGTGAATCAAAAGACCTACAACCGGAGATCAGAGGAGTCATGACCCGAGATCAAAGGAATTGTTATCTTAGAGGTCACAAAAAAGAGACAGTAAACAGTGTGGTTTACTGTCTTGCGCTAGATCCAAATTTAGGTGTTAAACACCTAACTGTATCTATTGCATTTTCACAATAGTATGATATAATACTTATGAAAAGTGAAGGACACACTATAACACCGGAAAGGATTTAAAATCGTATGGCACAGAATTTCATGGACAGAATGTCGGAAATCGGTGAAGAGAGAGTTCGTCTTGCGGTTGAGCGGAGAATGGCGGTAATTCGCCGGGAAGCGGAAGAGAGAGAGGAAGAGAAGCGGGGTTTTCTGCAGGAGCTGGCTCCTGCTCTGACCAAATACAGTGAAACCAAAGAGCTGTTTACCACTTATAAGCTCGGAAAAGCTGTCTATGGTCGTCGTTATCTGGATTCGGATCAGATCAATGGTGAGTATTATTGTTTCGTTTTGCCTGCAAAGATCGGCGCGACCCTTCAGGAACTGGCTGAAATCGGTGTTCTGAAGTGCATCGAAGGTGTCAATAATCCCTACTGCCCCTATCTGTATCAGTTCGCCTAAGCACCCTACGGGGTGCCCTTTTTATTAGGTGTTAAACACCTAATTGGGATTCTGCCGATTACGGCAGAGTATCTTCTTTATCTTTCGATCTATCTCTAAAAATCCAATAGAAAACCGCACAGACTCCACAAATCAGAAGCAACAGACCTTTTCCGACAAGTGTAATAACTATCGCAGGCAAGGTAACTATCGTAGCAAGAACCATACAAATGATTCTACCAGCAAGATTCAACTCGCCTTTAGTGGCGCGCCAAATCCAATCCAAGTGTCCGAAGGTTTCTTCAGTTGCGGCATTAAGCGCCCCAACCGCAACATTCACGAAGAAAAGAATAAAGAAAAGAATTACCCAAACGATCGTCATAATTTATTTCTCCTTTAAATTATCCTACTAATCCACCAGCAACAACAATTCCCAAGAATACCAGCGCCAAACCGAGAAGAGTAAGTAACACAAATATACCGGTAAATATATAATCACCATCTCCAAAAGACTCTTTGATTCCAAGAATTGTTAATCCAGTTCCAGCAAGACCAGCACAGATACACAGTGTTGCCATTATAATTCGTATCCACAGCATTTTACCATCCTCCTTACTTACAGAAAAATAATCCAATTCCCAAACCGAGTATAATTACTCCCGAAAGGCAAACTATTATACTGCCGACAAACAGTTCAAAATCGTCCCTGTCCCTGATATTTTCACGCAGTAGTGAAACACCACCGCAAAAAAGAAATATTCCCGCAAAAATGGTCATTATTGCTACGAGGTATACTCCTATCACATTACCATCCCCTTATCTTTCTTCTCAGATTATCATACCAACTCGGTACATACTGTGTAACAATAAACACTTCATAACGGTCAAAGCGAGTTGTACCATCAGACCGCTTGACTACCTTATACATAGTATGACCTTTCCAAACATGCTTGCCATACTCATAGATATAATTGAGAATAGCAAAGTCATCAAGAGTAGGAAGAAAGTCCTGTTCCATATAAGAATACTGTTCCGTATCCGCATTAAACAGACAAACTCTTTTAATCTTAATCGCTTTCATCCTTCCATCTCCTTTCATAAGCATTATATCATATCTATAAAATAAATCAATACACATATTTAGGTGTTCAACACATAAATATATTAGTTGACATTCTATATATCATATGATAGAATGACTATGGTAAATGAAAGGAGTTGAAGGAATGAAAACTATCTTCTTCGATATGGACGGTACACTGAATCGTCTGTATGACTACCCTAATTGGTTGGAAAAACTGCGTGCATTTGACCCCTCTCCGTATGCCGAAGCTGAGGTTAATCTTAATATGAGTCTGTTGGCGCGGTATCTGAATAAACTGCGTACAATGGGATTCCGGGTGGAAATCATCAGCTGGCTTTCCCAGATTCCCAATCCTGCTTATGACCAGGCTGTAACCGCTGAAAAGTATAGCTGGCTGGATAAGCATCTCGGCTCTGTTGAGTTTGATGCTATCCATATCACGGCCTATGGTGTCCCGAAGCAGAACTTTATCACCGAAGAGGATGACATTCTTTTCGATGATAACGCCGCCATCCGTCAGGCATGGACAGGGCAAGCCTATGAACCGTCTGAAATTCTGACTGTTCTGTACAATCTCATCAAGGGGAATTAATCCCCTTTACTTAATTTAGGTGTTCAACACCTAAAATATAGTTTTGACAAATACGTACAACTATGGTACAATATGTATGCAATAGAGGAAGGATACCTCACAAACCGAAGGAGTTACGATTTGAGTTATTGTATCGTATTAGATACTGAAACAACCGGACTTGACAAGCCTTTCTGTTATGATTGTTCGTGGGTTATCATGGACATGGACAATGGCGAGCTGGTCGATTGTCAGTGTAACGTTGTGGAACAAGTATGGCATAACCTGCCCTTGTTTGAATCCGCATACTACAAAGAAAAGCGTCAGAAATACGTGGAAATGATGCGGAAGCATGATGCCCTCATGGACAAATGGGGTTATATCATGCGAAAGCTGAAACAGGACATTAAAAAGTATGAAATTACTGCGGTTTATGCGTACAACTCAACCTTTGACGATAAGGTTATTCGCTACAACTGCGAGTGGTTTCATTGTAACAATCCCCTTGATAATATTCCGGTTTATGACATATGGGGATATGCAAGCCAGTTTATCACAAATGGTCTGGGTTATCGGCTATTTTGTGAAAACAATCAGCGGTTTACTGATACCGGAAACTACAAAGGTTCTGCCGAAGTGGTTTATCAGTATATCAAAGTGAATCCGGATTTTATCGAGGAACACATGGGATTATTCGATTCTGAAATTGAAGCAGAAATCCTGTGGTGTTGTGTGAATGAATACGGTGCTACATGGTCAACTGAATATGATGTAAACAAAGTTCTTCCCCGGTCTGTATCTAAACCCTTCACTATTAAAGTGGATGGTGAAGAAGTGTATAGTGGTGAATACACTAAAAAGTATGTACGTAATGATGTGTACAATTTCAAAACCGAATAATAGGGAGGTGGGACAGAATTGTCCCACCTTCCTTCCGCCCATAATTAGGTGTTGAACACCTAAACATACCCCTTGTCAAACATATAGCAAAGTGTTACAATATACTTGCTCAAGGGAGCAGAAAGAGAGGATTATCTATGAAGTACGTAAAAGAACGGAATTTCATTGTTGCCTATGACGGTGATGTTCGCAGGGGAAAGTGGGATATTCTGACCAATCAGTTCTATGGTGTTCGTGGTGGAATCGTTAAAACTCGTCCGGTTGCTTTTAATGACGATACTATGCGGCGTTATCTTTATTATCTCGAAGAAGGTACTCCGGTTTCCGATGTTATCTATATGTTACTTAATTACTTTGATACGCTCACTCGTTCATATGGTAATGAACGTGTCGGTCAGCGTATGGAAGAGGTAATTAGTGTTGGTTTGCGGTTAAACCACAATTCCGACCTTTTCCGTATGCTTGCCACAGACGATACTGTTCTGAATAAAGAATGTGTCGAGTTTTTGAAAGAAAATTATAGTAGTGTCTATGCCAGTTGGACTATTGAAGGTTATAAAACTCGGCAAATTTATAAAGATTGCTTTGTCCATCTTACCGATGATGACGATAAAGATTGGGTTCGTGGTGTCATTGACGAAGTAGATAAAACTCTCCCTGTTGATTTTGTTTGCGGTATGGTTCGCCGTGGAGTTACCGAAAAGGTAAGAATGGCATACAGTTCTTATAGTTTTGCCAGCCTTATTAAAGAATGGGTACTTTGCCTTCAAGGTATGGAAGAAGAAGTCAAGGTGTATCATAATATTCTGACTATGTATGCCATTATTCAGTGGCGGTTTCAGAAGTATAAACAGGATAATTATGATGCCCTTCTGAAAAAGCACAATGATAAACCCTTCCTTTACTTTGAGGATGACAGATATATTGCTCGTCCCCTTCTCAGCCGGGCAGACTTCCATAAAGAAGCAACAAGGCAAGAAAACTGTGTTGAGAACAGTTATATGGAATATGTCGCCAGGGGCGAAACGTACATTGTCGGTGTACGGTTGAAGTCTGACCCCGAAGTTCCTTACCTTACGTGTGAAGTGCTTCCTTCCGGGGAAATTGAACAGTTCCGCAGACGGTTTAATAATTCTCCGGATACGCAAGACCGTGAGTTTCAATCCAAGTTCCAAGAGTTCATTACCGCTTTCCTTAAACAGGAAAAGGAAAATGAAAAAGGAATCATGTAAGCCGAAAGGCTTACTTTTTTACTCCAGTTTAGGTGTTTAACACCTAAAAACAGTGCTTGACTTTTTATAAGAACCGAGTATAATGTATATTGTCAAGAGGGAAAGACACCAACCGAACCGATGGGTTGGTTCCCTCGGAATAGCGCAAGTAGGTGAGTATTACTGCAAGATACAATAGACCGAAAGTGTAAGGTCGAGAAAAAAGTTTGCAGATTTTTTCTCAAACCTCTTGACTTTCAAGATAAACTGTGATATAATAATCACGAACAAAGGGAAGGACACCCTACAAACCGGAAAGGAAAAATGGCTATGAAGAGAGCCACTCTTGCGACCGTTCTGTCGCTCATCGAATCCATTGACACTCCTGAAGCCGAAGCCGCTCGTGCGGAAATCACTGCTGAACTCGCAAAGGGCGAGGAGCAGAAGAAGGCTAACGAAGCCCTGTATGCTCAGGTGGAACCCATCATCCTGACCGCGCTGAAAACGGCTAAGGCTCCGGTGACCCTGGTCGAACTGTACGGCGAAGTCGAGGACAAACTGCCCGAAGGCTTCAGCAAGGGCAAGGTGCAGTACGCACTGACCCACGGCCTTAAGGACAAGGTCAAGGTCACTCCCGGTAAGGTCAACTCTTACTCCGTGGAATGATGAAAAGTACCGCTCCCGGTTGGGAGCGGTAATTTCATTTCATTCTATTTAGGTGTTGAACACCTAATTATATTCGTTGACATATCCCATATCTATGATATAATGTACATGAAAGTGAGGGATGATTATGACCCGGTTACAGGCAATCCGAGAGTTTTGTTCCTTTGTGTGTGGGCAAAGAGTTGTATTTGCAAGAAACAAGTATGATGATAATAATTGGGGCATGGATATTGACGATAAGAGTCCGCGCCTTATTATGCCTACACAATTCCCTTCCTCTTTTGATAATGCGGACAAACTGTTTCGTAAGAACTTTGTTCAGCGTTGCCCTCTCGCTCAAGGATTCAGTCATATCACCCTCACTTTACTTCACGAATGTGGTCATTGGGCAACTCGTTCTGTCTTTGATGTAGTAGAAAGCGAAAAGATAGAAAAGAAAGTCCAAACTGATGAAGATTATATGCAGATGCCGTGGGAACAGTTGGCAACACAGTGGGCAATTTGTTGGTTAAACTCCCCGGCAAATCGTCAAATGGCAAAGCGTTTCGAGCGCAATTACTTTGATTATTGATGAGGATTAAATCCTCATTCTACTATTAGGTGTTAAACACCTAAACAATACTGTTGACTTTTTAAATATCCATGATATAATATAATTGTTCCAAGGGACAGCCACCGGGTCTAGTAGACCGTGCACGGTTGAACGCGGGTTTCATGACGGCGGGCTTGGAGAAGTGGTGGTGACGATCGCCCAAGTGTTTAAGTTTGAGGTATAACTAACCTACTTTAGTGGTAAAAACCTCATGTGGAATCCTGAACACATTAATTTCAGGTAACTTCAGCGGTTGTGAGCGGCCACGAACCTCTCACACCGTTAGATACGCGCTATCTATCCTTTCATGGTGAGCAACCGTCCGCAGTTTCCAGAAGGCAAACTGAAAAGCAACCGTGTTGGCATAACGTTTACACCGCACGTAAAACTCCTTAAAGTTGACCTTGACGAAGTCGGTCAACTTTAAGCCTACTTATATTTAGGTGTTCAACACTTAAATTTCCCTATTGCATTTTTCCGCAAAATGAGTATAATAATAATTGTCAGAGGGAGAACAGGAACGGAAACAAATCTCCTTGGAAACGCAAGACCTGCCGATTCTTTTGACCGAAAATAAAAGGGAGAAAATTTTCGGAAACCTCTTGACATCCCTCCCAAACTGTGGTATAATAACCACGTAAAAAAGAGAAGGACACTCTATAAAACCGGAAAGGAAACTGTTGCTATGAAGAAAGCGACTATGAAAACCCTGGTGGACTACATCGAGAAGAATGATGTAGCCGAACTGTCCGAAGTGAAGGACGAACTGGTTGCGGAACTGGCGAAGGGCGAGGAAAAGGCGGAAGCCAATCGCACCCTGTATGCCGAACTGCATGACAAGGTGATGGAGTGCATCCGCACCGCCAATGCTCCTGTGACCGCACAGGAGATTGCGGACGCCACCGGCATTGCCCGTGGTAAGATTGTCCACGGTCTGACCAAACTGTGGGATGCCGAGGTCACTAAAGACCGCACCGGCAAGGCTATTCTGTACGGAATCGCCTAAACTGTTCGCCGCCTGTCAGTGACAGGCGGTTTTCTTATATCCAAAAATTAGGTGTTGAACACCTAATATATACCCTTGCATGACTATATGCTTTGTGCTATACTACTATTGCATCAAGAGAGCATAGAAAGGGGATTAAAATGGATTATCGCAAAGAACGTACACTAATGGTTGCCTATGATCGTGAAGGAAATATGAGGGGCAAGTGGGATATTCTCAATAATACTTATATCGGAATTAAAGGGAATCCTATCAAAACCGTTCCGGATGCGTTTAGGTTAAATAATAATATGCTTCCTGAATATCTGCATCGAGCCCTTGAAATTATTAAAGATTATCGTAAATATACATATACTTCTACTAAACTCAATCGTCTTGAACAGTTAATTAGCCTTCGACTTAACGTTGAAATTTCATATGAAACATGGATGTTTTTGGAATCTGATACTACAAACTTAACTAAAGAAGTAGTTGAATACATTCAGACTTCATGCAACAACTGTTATAGTCGAAGCCATATGATACAATACCAAATTTATAAGGAGTATAAATTCTTCCTTGATAAATGCGGAGAACAGAAAGAATGGGCAAGAGAAGTAATTAACTACTTAAAAAATGATGGTCGAAACATCCCACAAGACTTTATAGAAAAAATGATTCTTCGTGCTATCTCTGAAAGAGTATATAGTCGTATGAATTATTATTCCTTTTGTGATATAGTCCTCAAATTTTATAATATGTGTACTGCTATGGATTTTGAACTGAAAGTAGAACACAATATTATGACCAAGTATTATATCTTATGCTATCTTTATGATGAATATAAAAATGAGCATTATGATGAAGGACTGAAAAAGCATAATGATATGACTTGGCTTTACTATGAAAATGATACTTTTATTGCAAAGCCGTTACTCACTAAAGAAGATTTTCATGCAGAAGCAGAAGCACAACATAACTGTGTAGAACGTTTGTACATGGAAAGAGTGTTTAATGGAACTACACATATCGTTTCGATACGTAGAAAAGACCAACCGGACACTTCCCATATTACTTGTGAAGTATCTAATGAACGAAATATCGTGCAGTATCTTAAAGCATGGAACAATGGTTGCTATGAACAGGATGAGCGTGATTTTCGAGATCAATATGCTATCTATCTAAAGTCAGCCCTTGCAGAGTAAGCCTTCCGGCTTACTCTGTTATCCTTAATTATCTTTAGGTGTTGAACACCTAAAATTTTATCAAAAATTTTTTCTTGACAATTTTCAAAATTTATGATATAATTTCATCAGAACAGAAGGGAAACTGTAAACCGAAGGGAGCATGAGTATGGCAAGTAAAGCGGAACTTGAAAAAGCACTTCGTGAAGAAGTTCTTGAAGTGGTAATTTCTGCACTGGCAGAGTATTATGACCTTGACCGTAATACGCAGATTAGCATAGTCGGTCCTGGTGAGTTTGCAATTCCTCTTGTGGATGCCGAAGGAAATGAGAAGTATCCGAAAATCAAAATCTCTATTCCTCGTGGCACTCGTGATGGTAACGGTGGTTACATCCCTTATAATGGTGAGGATGCCGCAAGAGAATATGCACAGGAAAAGGCAGACAAGGCACAGGAACGTGCGGTGAAGAAGGCCATGAAGGAAGCCGAGAAGAAGGGCGGGCAGTAATATGGAAGTAAAAACAGTTACTTCTTATAAGGTTACATTAACTCAGGAAGAAGTAGATAAATATAACGCGGTTCTTGCTTTGCAAGAAGATATTCCCTCTGAAGAATGGGAACGGTTGCCTCGCACAGTACAAAATTCACTAAACAAAATCTATGAATCCGTTGATAGCTTTTTACGCTTGTCTGGATATAAGAGATAAGTCCGCAAGGACTTATTATAATTAGGTGTTAAACACCTAAATTTTCCTATTGCATTTTATAGAATATCTGTTATAATATAATTGTTCCGAGGGGGAGCGGAATTAAAGGAACAAAGCCGTGGAAACAGCGTGTTCCGCTTCAAAAAGATTCAAAAAACTTCGGCAGAGTTTGAAAAACCCCTTGACAAGAACAAATAGAAATGATATAATGAGGTTGAACAGAGAGAAGGAAAACTCTTAAACACCAGAAAGGAATTTATCGGTTATGTATCAGATGGTTTTTGTGGTCAATGACAAGTATGCTCAGCGGATTATCGGTGTGTACAATGAGTTCCCCGATGCTCTGAAGGCGGCAAGGAACTACACCAAGGGCAATTACACCGGATATGAGATTTCCATTATTCCGGTCACGGTTGACCTTGACAATCCTGCGAACGGTGCTCGCTCCTATGCTCTGAATGAGCAGGAAGTCATGGATGCCGTCCAGGATGAAATGGATCTCGCCTATGAGGATTACGTGGGCGAAACCGAAACCGAAGCCGAGGACGAGGATGTCGATGAGGATGATGGCGATGATTGGGATGAAGACGATCCCGAAGCCGAAGCCGAAGAGGAAGAAGAACTCACCGATGAAGAGATTGACGATCTGATCGTTGATGCGGTTGATGAACTCGCTGAAAAGATGGCTGATCTGATCGGTGATGTGATTCGGAAAGTTACCGGACGGTAACTATTAAGAGGAATGGGACTGTACATCCCATTTTCTCTTTACCCAAACTTAGGTGTTGAACACCTAAATAATTCTATTGACTTTCCTTATAATTCTGCTATAATGTAAACGTACCAAGAAAGAAAGGGATGAAACGAAATGCCGAAAGTAACTAAAGCACTTGTGGACAAAGACCTTCGTGACAGAGTATTTGCTATGATTGCCAATGGCGAAACTGATGCTTTCCAGAAAGTCAATGATCGTCAGCAGGGCATCATTCTGACCGACCTCAATGGTGATGAGCGGTATATCCGCATCGGAGCGATTGTTGCGGACAAGCGTGATGACATGACTGCCCAGCAGTATATGCAGTCCGAGATTGATGCCTATACGCAGAAGCAGTCCGATAAGGCTGAAAAAGCAAAAGCTAAAGCTGAAAAGATTGCTACTGACAAGGCAAAGCGTGAAGCGAAAGCGCAGGAAGAAAAATGACAGCTTACGTACTGATGTGTAAAAATCAATTTGCCGGAGCGTATCGTACCCCGGCTAAAGCTAAATTTGCCGCAATGCAGAAATGTAAACAAGACGAAGGCGTTATGTTTCACTATGACTTATACTGCCAGCAAGATCGTTATTTCTTTCGTCAAGCGCAAAAAGAAGGGACACCTTTTAAATGTATTACCTTCTTAGACTATATCTTTTTTGGATATTGTAAAATTCTCCCAATCGAAATGTAGGGCAACAACCCTACGTTTTCTATATTAGGTGTTGAACACCTAAAGAAAGCACTTGCATTTTAAAAATAATATGCTATAATATAATTGTTCCAAGGGAGAGTGGCATGACAGAAAACGGGTTGTGACAGTGACAGACACACTGCTTTAGACTGAGTAGCAACCACAACTCCTACTCAGGAATCCCTTCAGAACTATCGGGCGATGGATGAAGGCTTTTTGCACAGCGTGCGCACGATCTGTGCTTGGGGTAGTAATGAAGTCCGAGCTGACATTATATATAAGGTGGAAGGTCGAGGTCTCGCTCAAACCCTCGCAAACTCCGAGCAGAGTTCCTTCCACTGTCAGTCATATCACATTTAGGTGTTAAACACCTAAAAACTTGCTCTTGCATTTTCTATTGCGTAGTGATATAATAAGACCATCGAAGGAGGGATTCGATTGAAGTATGCGTTAGGTATGTACGGTGGAAAATTTATGCCATTCCACAAAGGACACCTACACTGTGTCGAAAAGGCACTCGAAGTCTGTGAAAGATTGTACTTAATTCTGTTTATTAACGGTACTGATGAAGATAGAATTATTCAGTCTTTCGCTCAAAGGGCAAGCGGTGGTGAATACGGCTGGTTAAAGCTGACACCGCAGGAACGGTGGAAAACCGTTCAGAAAGTTGCTTCTCAATACAATGGGCGAGTAATTCCCCTGTGCGTTGATGTAGCAAATTGCCGTGATGAAAACGGCAATGAAGATTGGTCAAAGGAAACCCCTCTTGTTATTGAAGCCTGTAAAGAAGGAATGTTCGATGCGGTATTCGGAAGTGAAGAAGAATATCGTGAGTATTTCAACAGAGAATATCCCTTTGCAGAATACTGTATCATTGACAAGAACAGAACCGAAGTTCCAATAAGCGCAACTATGGTAAGAAGTATGAATGAAACCGAAGCGAAAGGATGGATAATTTGAAATGAAACTGTATCTGAAAAATAGCTTTAAGTCCCTTAAATGGTATGAATGGGTAATGGCAATCATTATGATTGTAATTGCCGCCTATGCGATGGTCAGCGCCTTCGTCAATCCGAATCCCAATGGCAATCCGCCCTGGCTGACCGTAATTAATTTCTTTAGCGCAGTATGCGGTGTGGTGTGTATTTTCTTCTGTGCGAAAGCGAATATCGCAAACTATATTTTCGGTATCGTGAACACACTCGTGTATGCCGTGTATCTGTGGTATTGGAAAATCTATGGTACGTTCGCTCTTGAAATGCTTTTCTATCTGCCGACTAATATTGCCGGATGGTATTTCTGGGTAAAGCACCGTGACCCGGACGATCAGAAACTGACCAAGGCGAAGAAACTGACCCTCGGACAGAATGTCCTTTGCGTCGGCCTTGTTGGTGCTATGACGATTGTGTATCACTATATTCTCGTTCAGATCGGCGGTAATGTTGCTTGGCTTGATGCCGCAACCGTGGCAATCGGACTTGTAGCAACTGCCCTTCAGATGCTTCGTTATCGTGAACAGTATGGTTGGTGGTTGATTACTGATATTGTTGCCGTGGCAATGTATATTCAGCACTTCGACCCTGTGTACCTCACAAAGAAGTCTATCTATCTGATTATGGCGATCATCGGTTTGATTAACTGGGTTCGCCTTCAGAAAAAGAATGTGACAAATGAGTAAGGCTTCGGCCTTACTCATTTTATTTTAAACGTATTTAGGTGTTAAACACCTAAAGTATTTCGTTGACTTTCCCATAACTATATGATATTATAATACAGACGAAGGGAGGAACGATATGGACTATATCGGATGGTTAGCACCGGATGGAACTCTGATAGAATGTAAAGACCATGCTCATGTTGACGAAGCAAGAAACATTCTTAAACACTTCGGCATTGTAAATAATGATGGGCGACCTGACCAAGTACTGATAAATAAAGGATGGATTCGTATTTCCTTAATGACTTATGGAGATACCGGATTAGCCTTTTGGGGAACTACTCATATTACTCCCCTTCAGCGTATTGTGCTTGAAACTGTCGCCAACCAAGAAAAAGAAGTATTTTCTAAAAAAGGTTTGCAATTTTTAAAAGATTGTAATATCTATGAATGGTTAAGAAAGGAAGAATAAAATGAAAGTCTATATCTTAATGGTTAATCCCGCACCGGAATGGACAGATGATATCTCTTTGATTAAAGGTGTCTATAAAAATCGTAATAACGCATTGAAGGACGGTATTGATTACTGTTATAATAATGAAGAAATGCGTGATTATTACGAAGAGCGCAAGGAAGAAGATGGAGAAGATTATATCTTTGAAGAATTTGTAGAAGGTATGTTCTTTGAAATCATCGAAGAGGAATTGAAGGAGTGATAATATGGAAAGTGTATATGTAATCACTTACGGTTCGTGTGGTTCTGACTACGGTGAAGCCGCGACCGTTCCCGAAGAAAATATATATTTCTTCTATGAAACTGCTTTCAAGCGCCTTGTAGAATTAAATACTCCTTTGGTTGAGCCTGGTGTAGATGTTGTCAAGTTCTGTGAACAGATGACAAAACGTGAATGCCCTTTTAGCGGATATTACGGTATGTACAAAGTTGACTTAAACACCAGTCTTGAGGGTGCGGATGACAATGTACATTTCGGTTTAATGACAGCGTGGAAAGATAAAAATGGGAACTATGATTTTGCCGATGTAGATTGGTGCGATTCTGTGGATGACGTTATATGGGAAGCGACACGTTCCTTAGAAGGTTATCTTGAAATGCACGAAGAAGAAGAAGAAGAAGATGAAGAAGAAGATGAAGAGGATGAATAATCCTCTTCCCCTTTTTTATTTAGGTGATCAACACCTAAATAAGAAAGTAAGGCTTTCGCCTTACCAAGAGATAGTTACTCTACGACCTTTACAATACCGATTTTGATAAGAATACTTACCCTTGTATGTTCGATAGTCGCAGACAATGCCAATTGTAATCTTATATTCATGATCGGCAAGAATGTTTTTAATCGTGGAAAAAGATAAAATACCAGGCACTTTGGTATATTCGTCATCATATGTTAATTGATAACAATGACCATTGGCATCTACTTCTGTGAAGTCCACTGAAAGGGAGTTACGTCCATCTTCTGCGGCTTCTTCAATTTGCCTTGACAGAGTAGAGTGACAAAATTGACGCGCCTGAGCCTCGGCTTTCAGGTTTAAGACTTCTTGTGCTTTTCTTTTTTCTTCTTCTCGTGCAATCCGTACCTGTTCTGCTTTTTCGTTCATGTCTTTCGCATACACCATAATTAAATCCTTTCTGGTTTTATAAGTGTCTCCTTCACTATCTATATTTATATTATACACATATAATAGCAAATGTCAAATCCTATATTTAGGTGATCAACACCTAAATCCGTCTCTTGACAACTCAATAGTTCGTGCGCTTACCAACTATCGGTACGCAATTTCATTTTACGTTCGGATTCGCGCACGCCGCGCCTTATACTGTAAGCACTACCCTAAAACCGTCAACGCCTTGCGCCCGCGACGCCGCCATTAAAATAAGCTGGAAAAGCTGGAATTACGAAAATTGAAATTAATATTGATTCACAAGCTGGTACTTTTGATTTTACGCCACCGATTTTTGGCTTGCGAAAAGCTGCAATGGTGTAATGTTTACCAAGAAGCTGGAAACCGGCCGCAAGCCGACTTTCCGTCGCACCGAAATTTTTTGGCAAAATAAGCTGGAAAAAGTCAAATAATAAATTTTATTCCGCAAACATTTGACTTTTGTCAAATTTCGGCTATAATATAGATGTAAAGAGAAAAAAATATAGTTTCTCAAAAAATAGCAGAAATAAATACTTGACAAAAAGTGAAAATTCTGCTATAATAAAGATGTTCCAAGGGGAACTAAAGAAAAAAAATTTGTGCGGTTCGCAATCCGCCGTAAATTAAAATTGTGATAAAAGGAGGAAAACTATGACGAATGCTGAAATTCTGTCGACTATCCTAAACATCCCCGGCGCCGTGATGTGCCGTGTGAACAAGACCAACTTTATCGTCGTTCCTACCGAGGACGGCTATGCGAAGATCGCAGTTGGCACCGCCCTTGCAAAGGACACCAAGACCCACAAGGCTTTCAATTTTGAAGCCGCAAAAGAAGCCTATAAGGCATATGAAGCTGAGGTCGCTCTCCGCGAAGCCGAAAAGGCTAACAAGCCCGCTAAGGTAAAGGGTCCGAACCCTGAAGCAGAAGCTCGCCGTCAGGCACTCGATGCCCAGATCGCTGGCCTTCCTGCATTCACCGACCTAACCGCCCAGGACATTCTTAACGCTCTAGCTGGCCAGGTGGCCGAGAACGTAACCGTCATGGCAGTCGGTTCTAGCGCAATGCGTCTAGTAGAGCAGGGTGCTCTTACAATGGAAGTCCGCAAGGACGAGAAGAACCCCAAGGGTAAAAAGTATTACACCAAGGGCTAATTCGCTGGGGCGCAAGCCCCATATGCCGAACATGAGGTCACGACTTGTATTCGGTACCAGGGGCCGAAGGCTTTCCTTTCTTTACCGTTTTCACCCGCCAGAGGCCCCTATAATAACCTTGGGAAAGCTGTACAGCAGAGCCGCTATCGCGTTGGATGGCGGCTCATTTCTTTTATATAAAAAAATAAAGGGAGTAGCTCATTCGAGCTACTCCTTATTTGCTTCTACCAGCGCAAGGAATTGATTATCCTTCATTTCTACGTCATGCCATTCGCCAGTAATATAACACATTTGTTGTTGCTTACCATTATAACTGCGCTTCTTTTGTTCTACTGAATAACCAATAGAAGGTAAGCAGTCTTTAAGCGCATTCCATGTCATCTTTGCGCTACCTTTAGAAAAGCTGGGAACCGCCATTTCTTCCGCAAGCTAGCGGCACTCAGGAATAGTTAGCCACTTATTTAAATACTCCTCTGGTATTGGAGAAGCAAAAACTTTTAAATGACGTTGATATTCAAAGGTTTGACGTGCCGCCTAGATACGGTCCGCCGCATCAAAACTATCAATAATAACTGTATCAAAACGTCTATCAACTATATTGATGCCGCGAGCAAGTGCCTTATTCACCACAATAAAGTCATATTCCATTGGCACCATACCCGTCGTCACGATAGTATTATAAACCCGCATTTGTTCTTCATCCATCGGCTTATCCGTATTGTTCGGAGAGTGAATTTCAATAGCCTTGAAACCCTAGTTGCGAGCCGCCGCAACAATTCCCTTATTCGGCTCAATAAATGGAGAGTAGCACCAATAACCATGACCCGGTTCTGGTAATAACTCCTTCACATGATCTAATACATTAGTGAAGTATATATCTGCCGCCATTCTATAGCCAGCTTCTAACTTACCTTGATTACTCGCGCTAATTAGACTTTGATAATAGGCTCTTGCACGCTCAGGAGAAGCTGAAAGACCAATGCCCAAAACCCTCCCCTGGTTTATGATTTTTTCCCAAGCTCCTAATAATATTAGCGGCATGTAATCCTTCTTACTAGAATATTGTTGTATGATGGAAAGAATTTCCGCATTGGACGCATCCTTTCTTGCGAAATCAGTTCGCCTTGCTTTTGCAAACGCTTGCGCCGCAAAGTCAAAAATCGAATCGCACTCATCCCAACATATAACATCAATGTTCTCTAAGAAATCTAAATGCCCTTGAATTACATATTGGCCCAACTTCTAATAACACATTATACCAATTTTATTAGTAGTCTCACCCCACAAGCTGGGCTTTTCCCAAAACTCATCCGCGTCTGTACAAGTCTCCGAATATGATTGTAGTATCTAATCCTTCAGCGAGTTCGTGTCCACCAAGTACAGTACCCGAAACAGCTGCCCGTCTCTTGTGTACTCCTATAAATTATTAACAGCCCAATAAGTTTTACCTGTGCGTATTCCGCAATCGATAATATTATAAAGGCCGCGGCGAAAAAATAATTTTTGTTGTACTGCTAAATCTGTAACCGTAGTCATTTTAACTACCACCTCCACCTAATTTAATTATAACATGAAATTATAAAAAAGTCAAATATTATTTTCATAGATAATGTAATTTTTTACTACCTGAACTAAGCTAAAAAATCCCATAAGTTAAAATAAAATTATTCTATTTAAATTTAGTATTTTTTTCAGAACCCCCCTCCCCCCTATATATATTCTGAAAAAAATACTACTTTTTTTTAATATACTTTTTTCCGCCTTATATATTATATATATAAGTATAACTAATAGTCCAACTACTAGTCCAACTATTAGTCCGACTAATAGCCCAACATTTGACAAAAACGAATTTTCCGTGATATAATGGAAAAAAGGGAAAGAATTTTAATTTTATTTTTATTTAAATAAATATTTGACAAAAGTTGAAATTTGGCGCACGCACCTAAAATCTAGCCCCTCCTATCCAAAAATCCACGAAACCTTACTTGTAATACGTTGGAGGGTCTACTTTCAAGTTCGCATCAGTCTATTAGTAGTTTTCTTCCTCTCTTTTATCAGTTTATGATGTTTATTTGGGTCAGAAGTTGCAACTACAAAAATTTTCGGAGTGATAAAAATGGCATTTATTGTTGATAGGTATTCGCATTTTAATACATGGGATAGGTAGCACGCGGAGTATGTGTTTAAGGTTAATGAGAATTGGTATGCGGTTATGTGGGTGGAGCTGGAGTGGGGTTTGCCTGTGTTATAGGTGCGGCCGGACACTGATACAAACCCGCGAATATATAAAGTTTATAGTACAAAAGAGGAAGCAATGGCATTTGTCCGCCAAGTCAAATCACTTAACTGAGCGTTCCCTCCTTCCCAGCTCTCGGGCGCTGTCCCGTTAGGGACAGCCCCGAAAAACGCGCAATGAGCGGCCACTGGAGCGCAGCGACAGTGGACAGCGAGTGTAGCGTTCACGTACAATTTTATTACTTGACTTTTTGTAAAATTTGTAATATAATTTTAATGTAAAGGAGATAGATAGGATATGAATTGGTTTAGGAAAAAGAAGGACGTGGAACCTACCACTGTTATTGAGTTTCAGCCGCAAGCCTGCACACATACATGGCAGGACTTTCCCTGGTATATCGAAGACCAGTATTCGGATGAAACCTCTGAAGTTTGGATTAAGGAACCATATGTTTGTATCCATTGCGGAGAACGTAAGGACGAAATTCTGTACCATCGTAAGACTGGCGGCATGTCGCATAAGGATCATATGCAGCGGCTTAAGGATTGGGCAGAAGAATACAAAGATCATGTTCTGCCGCGTGCTATTGTGGAAGATCAGGTCTATGATATGAAATATGTGGACAAAGAACGTCTACAGAGATTTAAAAATTATAAGTTGGGTGAAGATAAGAATGTCCCACGTTTACGTGTCTCACGTCTCGAACCTAAAGAGAGTTAATGGCGGTTTTCGGTGCGGAAATTGTCAAATGAGTTTTACATCAATGCAAGTTTAGTGTCCATTCTGCGGCGTCATCTTTACGAACTATGAAGAATTGGCACTTGAGTTATGGAAGGAAGAAAATAAATATGAAGAAGATTGTAACAGAGGAAGTTGAATCTAAGACTGCGCTTAATAGGGATATGTATTGTGCGAATTGCGGCTCGCATGGGTATGAAATTCATCACATACTTGATGATGATGAAGAATTATTTCCTTGGTATATTGAATGTGAAAGCTGCGGCCATACAGTAAAGAGTATGAGTCGTGATATGGTTCGTCTTTTCTGGAAGTTTGATAATAATAATGAGCCTAAATGGGGCTTGATTTGGAGGTAACTATGTGGTGGATTATTGGCGGCGGTATCGCTTTAATGGTCATCATTACGCTGTACTTCACTGTTCGCGGCGGAAGTATGAAGGATAATGATTGGGAAAATTATAAGGATAATCGGGAGGGCAACTAACTGATGGATCTTGGAAAGAATAGAAAATGGCTTGCAATTGTACATTTTATGAAACCTGACGACGACACACTTTATACTACCACTATTGAAGCAGATGGTGAAGAACTGTGTGATGCGGTTGATGTTGTCTATGGGCAGGCGACATATTATGTGAACGATGGTACTTGGCACAAATTTATGGTACGGAGCATTGAGCTGTTGGAGAATGTGACATGACGATGATTTGTAAGAATTGTTGCGAGGAACTTCATTTCCTACCGCACGTATGCGAACAATATAATATGCCGGTTGTTCTTCAAATGAAGAAGAAAGATTTGAAGATTATTATAAATGCTTTGCGGGAATACGGAGCAGACCATCATGCAGATCTAAAAGAATGTGTAGAAGAACGAGATTATTTTCTTAAACTATATGAATGGTTTCTTGAGCAGGAAAGAACATGCTAACAGCGCAAGAAGCTCGTGCGGTTGCACACCTTATAACCGCACAAGATTTTTCTACACATAAGCACATTGAGATTCGTATTTGGGACTGTATTCAAAATGGCGGCACATCGTTTATTTATGCCGGTGAATTGAGTAATAATGTAATTCAAGCGTTTGAAGCGCTGGGCTATACAGTTACTCCTATGCAATATGAAGATAAAGTTAAAATGTATAGGATAAGTTGGTAAGGAGGGATACAATGCCAAATAGTATTAAGGAATTGGTAGACATGATTTCTGAGCGAGATAACATTAGTGTTAACGAAGCACAGAATTTGGTAGAAGGAACCGCACTTGAGTTAGAAGAAGCATTTTTTAATGGCAGTCTCGACCTTGCGGAAGATATTATGCGGGATAACCTTGGCCTTGAGCCAGACTACCTAATGTTGTTTATCAATTAAAATACAAAGCGGCGAGGCATGCGGAAACATGCCTCATTTTTTATTTGACATTTTTTTAAAATTATATTATAATATTTACAGAAAGAAGAGGAGGCAAGAAGTATGAAAAAAGTCTTAGCCATTATAGTTGATGCTCAGAACGATTTTACTATTGGTACGCTGGGTAATCAGGAAGCAATCGCAGCTCTACCTACAATTCGTAAACTAAAAGAATATGTGTTGGAGAATAAAGGCGCAGTTATCCATACTATGGATACACATATCGCTGATGAATACTTTGATACACAGGAAGGCAAAAATCTCCCTGTGCTTCATACTGTATATGACACAAACGGCTGGTATGTGAATCCCATGCTGATAATGGAAGATGAACAAAACCTTCCAATCTATTACCTAACGAAAAGTACGTTTGGATATATTGATTGGCAGAATACCATTGAAGAAAGTCTTGTTGATGAGATTTGGATTTGCGGCTTTTGCACTGATATTTGCGTAAGCGCGAACTTCCAGATTCTTAAGGCGACATTCCCAGAAATGCCGATTTACGTTGTGAAGGATGCCTGTGCGGGCGTAACACCCGAACTGCATGAAGCAGCGCTGAAAGTTATGGCAAGCTGCCAGGGTAAGATTGTGACCTTTGAAGAGCTGAAAGAGAGGGATAAGAATGAAGCTTAAGCCGATTATCAATTCTTTGCTGGATACTGACCTGTATAAATTTAATATGGATCAGGTTATTTTCCACAAGCACACTAATCTGTATGGTACTTATCTGTTTAAGTGCCGTAACGAGGGTGTAAAGTTCACGCAGGAAATGCTGAATGAAATCAATGAGCAGATTGACCATCTTTGTACTCTGACTTTCCAGAAGGATGAACTTGATTATCTGCGGCGAATTCGCTTCATTAAGGATGATTACGTTGAGTTTCTGCGGCTGTGGCGCCCCATTCGGGACTACGTAAGAGCAGGACTTAAAGAAGATGGAACGCTTGTAGTAGAAGTTACTGGGCCGATTTTCTCCTGTATGCAGTTTGAAATCTACCTGTTGGAGATTATTAATGAAGTATACTTCAAGTTCCAATATGATTATGAAACTCTGGTTGCTTCTGCGCGTGCTCGCCTATGGAATGAAATCCTAAAATTCAAGAATGGTGATTACACCTTCAAGTTTGCGGAATTTGGTTGCCGTAGACGGCTAAGCCGCGAATGGCAGGAAGAAGTTGTGCGAACACTCAAGAATGAAGTTCCTAATATGGTAGGTACTTCTAATGTGTATCTTGCCATGAAATATGATTTAATTCCTGTTGGTACTTACGCACATGAATATGTGGAAATGTACCAGGGTATTTCTAAGATTCCGGTAGCTTATGGTAACTATTATGCCATGAAGGACTGGTATGAAGAGTATCGCGGCGATAATGGCGTCGCTCTTACAGATACTCTGACTACTGACCTGTTCCTGCTGGATTTTGATAGGTCTATGTCTAATAACTTTACTGGTGTGCGCCATGACAGCGGCGATCCCTATGAGTGGGGCGAGAAGATGATCGCCCACTACAAGAAGTATGACATTGATCCTAAGACAAAGACACTTCTGTTTAGTGATAGCCTTAACTTCGAGAAGGCGCAGAAGCTATACGATTACTTCAAGGATGAAACTAAAGTGTCTTTCGGCATTGGCACTTACTGCACGAACAACACTGATGTAGATGCACTTAATATCGTAATCAAGTTGCAGTATGTAAATGGCCGGCCGGTTGCGAAGATTAGTGATGCGCCTGGCAAAACAATGTGCCAGGATGATAGCTATGCACAGTATTTGAAAGAAGCAATTAAGTTTAGGATCGAGAGAGGAGAATAATATGAATTTTGACGGATATAGTGAATGGTTTGATGCGGATTATGTTAAGGATAAGGCAGTTGAATGGATCCGCAACAAGATGGATTGGTTCGGCCCTAACTCTAAGTGTGTAATCGGTATCTCTGGCGGCAAGGACTCTACTGTTGTAGCGGCGCTGTGCGCGGAAGCTGTTGGTCCTGAACGCGTTTGGGGCGTCACTATGCCCGATGGTGAACAGGCTGATATTGACGACAGTATGAAAGTTATTAAGTATCTTGGTATTAACCATGTGCCGCTGAACATCAAGGGCATTACGAATGCTTGTAAACTTGAAGGTATTGCGGGCATGAACAGAGAACTGTCTGAAGATGCGAAAATTAATATGCCTGCGCGAATCCGCATGACGATGCTATATCTGGTGGCGCAGACGCTTGGCAACGCCTTCGTTATCAATACGTGCAATCTGAGTGAAGACTGGATTGGTTACAGCACATGGCATGGCGACAGTGCTGGTGACTTCAGCCCGCTGGGTAAACTGACTACTGACGAAGTAATGGCGATCGGCGATGCGCTTGGCCTGCCTTACGAACTTGTCCATAAGACTCCCAGTGATGGTCTGTGCGGCAAAACTGACGAGGAAAAACTTGGCTTTACTTATGCAGAACTGAATAAGTACATTCGTACCGGTATTGCGGAAAAGAAGACCAAGGATATTATTGATGCTATGCATCGGAAGAATGCCTTTAAACTCCAGCCGCTGGATACATTCAACTTTGAGGTTGATTATGAATAAGCTGAAGAGAAAGATTATTGAATGGCTGGGCGGAACTGTACAAATAACTTCACATGATAAAGTGAAGATTATACAGCGAACTTATTCAACAATACCTGTTAAAGTTGGTATTACTGTGCCAGTAGACGGTCTTTTTGGTGAAGAAGAAGCAGATGAATTGGCTAAAGAAGAACTAACTCAGCGGCTAGCAGAGCATATTGTAGAGAATAATCTATTAACCATCACAAAAGAAAAAAGACCTTACCCTAATGGTTATAACTATTATGGTACATTATATATAGTAATGAGGAAATAAAATGTTTGAAGATATTGTATGCCCTAACTGCGGCGCTTCGTATTTCCAGGAAGGTGCTACTATGACTACGGCTGTATATTACCCACCAATCTGGAAAGATGGTATAAATATTAACCCTGATAGGAATGTTTCGACCACTGGGTGTCTGTGCCTAAATTGTGGACAAAAGTTTTATGTTAAACGTTGCGCGGGCGAAGTAAAAATAGAAGTATGAGAATAATTGAATGGTTGCGGCGGAAACGCTGCAAACATAGATGGATAGTAATTTATCGTGGGCGTATGCAAACATTACGTCAATGCCAATACTGCGGCGTTCAGAAGTGGATGCGAAATTAATTATTTGACTTTTTATAAAATTATGTTATAATAATAGTATAAGGAGTGAGATAAATGAATTGCCCTAATTGTAAAGTCGAAATGGGTATTGATAATTATGAAGAGGATATGAGTATTTTTGATGATTCTACAATAAGTAGAAGTTGGTATTATACTTGTCCAACATGTAAGAAACAATATATTGAAACTATGTATTACCAAATGGTAGAAACAACAATAGAAGAAATAAAGTGAGGAAAAAGAAAATGAAAAAGTATGGTATTAAGATGTCGGATTGTAAGTTCTATGTGGATGAAGCGAATCGTACGGTTGTATGCGTTTACGAAGACACCGCCAATATGCTCATGGAATTTATTAGAGCCAACCTGAGATGGAAGGACTTCGATACTTGGTTCGCGATTGATCGCATGAACGAACTATATATGCCGGATTCTTTCCGTGGTAAGGCAGTATGTGCACCTGAAGACACTTGGAACGAAGAGATTGGTCGTAAGATCGCTTACTCCAGAATGAAGACCAAGTGCTATAAGAGCTTCTTCAGACGTGCGAACAAGCTGGTTCGTACGATTGATAAGCGGCTGGGCGAAATGATCGACAAGTTCAATGACTTCGGTCTTGATATTGACGAGAAGCAGGAAGCTCTGGCTGAGGAAATCGAAGAGTACGTAAACGGCGTAGAAGAGTAAAAAAATAAAGAGGGACTCATTCGAGTCCCTCTTTTAATTGTTCCATAGCAAGCTATACCCTTATTTTAACGTCCTCAAGTACCTTGCGGACGTATTCTTGATCTTCTAATGACATTTCAATTTGCTATAATGTAGTCTTAGGATAATAGAAGCTAAGTATATCCCTAAACTTAATACCTTGTTTCGCTGCGGCGATAGCGCCAACTTGTGACATGCCAACACCATGTCCATTTTTCTTTTCTGTCGTCCATTCGTCTTTGCGGGAAACTAAATAATTGCGTTTACCGCCCCATACCTCTTCACTGGAATAGGTGCGACCGCCATTGGAATGACAGAAATAGGTGGAGGCATATCTGCCGCCGTACATTAATACTTGCCCGACAGTAGCCTAAGTTGCGGCCTGGCAATTCTTATAGTTGCATCTTGGGGCGCGGAAAGCCTGAGCTTTTGTGGCTGTATCAGTAATTACTTTACCACTTAATACTCCCTGCGCGCACGCATATGATCGAGATGCGATTGCCTGCGCCTTCAATGCTTCTTCTGGCGCATTCCCCATCTCTGATGCTACAACAATAGCAACATATTCTTCTAACTCTATCTCTTTAATGGTGTTCTTTTCACATCCATAATAATTCATGTTTTCATTGGTTGTGATTTTTACACGAATTTTCATATCACATCACCTCAAATTCTAAGTATTTGACTTATTTTAAAATTATGATATAATTTTATTAGAAAGTAATAGAGGAGTAAATTTATAGATGAAAGAAAGATACTTTGAGTTTGCGAAAGCAGCGTCGCAGAAAGCAAGCTATACCGGATCGCATAACTTCGCGCCGGCTATTGGCGCAGTTGCGGTATATAAAGGTAGCATCTTGGGTACTGCATGCAACAGCAACAAGACCTCTACGTTGCAAAAGAAGTATAATAAATATCGTTTTAAAGAAGCGAACACGCTGGACAAGACTCATGCGGAAGTTGCTCTGATACAGAAAATCAGATGGCTGTGCGGCGACTCCATTGATTGGGCGAAGGTTGAGATTTACTTGTATAGAGAATATAAAGATGGCAGCCTCGCACCGAGTGCGCCGTGTCCGAGTTGCGAAAAGATGTTTCGTGACTTAGGAGTAAAGAAGGTACATTGTACTACGGAAAATGGTTACATTACTATCAAGTATAGATAAGGAGTAAGATTATGGCTAAAATTAAAGTATGCGATATTTGTAAGAGACAGATTGATTCACGTAATCATGATGGATTTCGTGTAAAACAGAATAAATTATTTATGAGTTCAACTGAATATAGGTGGATTAGAGGTTGGGAAGAAATTGACCTATGTGAACCCTGTCTGAATTTTCTTGCCAACATGTGTAAAGACCATGAATTTACTAAATATGCAGTAGATGAATGGAAGAAAAAGAAGGCTAATAAATAAATTGCGGTAGAAATACCGCAATTTTTTTTATTTATAGAAAACTAAAACTATATTTATCGGCCTCCTCTTATACTAAAATGTTAGAAAGAAGTTTATGCTTCTTAATAAATTTTGAGAAAAAGGAGGGAACTTAGTATGGCGTATTAGAAACACACTTGGGCAGTGGGCGAGCCGATTACGCAAGAACGTATGAACGCTATTGAAAATGCTCTTAATAAAGAAGCTAATACCAATGATGTACAGGATAGTAATATTAGTAATTTATCTAGTACTGTATAGGCCGCAGATCAGAAAGCTACACAGGCTTTGGCGGCGGTAAATGATGCGACTTTACAACAGAACATGCTGTCCGGTCAAAAAGCTTGGAGTCAAATTAAGCCAGCTATTGAGTTAAGTAACGACGAAACCGTCGTTTTAAAGAGCTTAAATGAACGCTTAACTGACATTGAGACTATTAATACTAATCAAGGCACAGCTATTAGCAGCTTAAATACCCAAGTAACTAATGCATACAAAGGACAAGGTAGTTTACTAGGTGCGTTAAATTACTTAGAAGATAAGATTGATATTAACGCTGGTAATATTACCAATCTAGAAGAAGCAAAAGGCGATTATGATACGTTACGTTTACGTTTAAATGCGGAAGATACTAAGATTTATAATCTTGAAACTGAAATTGGCAATGCCCATCAGTCTACTGCATTTACTAGAACTACGGCCGCTGGCAATCCTTTCGATTCATTAGATGCACGCTTAGAAGAAGGCGAAAGCCGCATTGTTGCTCTACAAACTGAACTCAATGATGCACATGCGTCTACTGCATTAGGAAAGACCGGCGCAAATGCTTACGGTTCCATTGACGCTCGTTTTGAAGCTATTGAAGAAGAGTTAGTCGGTACTAATGCAATTAGTTCTCGTATTGATACTTTAGCTGGCAATGTCGATGACATAGCTAATAATAAGATAAGTACAACAGCTATTGCTAATAACCTAACCACTAATGATAGCGGAAAAGTATTAGATGCTCGTCAAGGTAAAGCATTAAATGAATCAAAAGTTAATTATACTGATATCGTAGATGATCTAACTCATACTGATGCGGATAAACCATTAAGTGCAAATCAAGGTAAAGTTTTAAAGACTGCTATTGATGCTATTGATAGTGATTTAAATACTACCACAACCGGTATTAAGGATCGCTTAACTGCGGTTGAAACCTTAGCTGGTAATGCGGCGACCGAAGGTACTGTTGAACAGCTTGATGCACGTTTAGACGCTATTGATGGCGGTTCTGCGTTAACTGGTACAGCATTACATACTCGTGTGACTAACCTTGAAGACAATCTTGGTAATGGATTTGATTCCACTCATACAGTAAGTGATGCGGTTTCTACTATTTCTTCTAGCTTAGCTAACAAAGCAAATAGCTCTGATGTTGAATCTGCATTAGCAGGAAAGGCTGATACAGCTGATCTTGCGGCAAAAGCAAATGCATCTGATTTAACTAATTTAGCTGGCCGTGTTACCACATTAGAGAATAACCCACAGTCTTCTACTTTAGTAGTTGAACAGGTTACTTATAATAATGATGGTATTCCTACTAGCATCAGCAGCCCATCTGCGGATATTGATTATGTATTAAAGAATGGCGATCAGTATTACTATTGGAAATACATCAATAATAATTGGAAACTAATTAGCGGTGGCGGCGGAAGCGGTACTTCCTCTGCGGAGTTCTATACTACTCTACCTGTAACTGGTGAGGCTAATATCGATTACTTCATCGGCTCTGGTACTAATTATGTTCACTATCGTTACTTAAATAATCAGTGGGTAACTATTTTACCTCAGCATCTAATCAATAGTGTAACTCTTGATCAGAGCGCAGTAAGTAATGAGGAAAATGCTCCTACTAAGAGCAAGCCAGTTATTAAGGAATTTGGTAGCAATACTAACCTATTAGCTGACTTTACCGCTATTCAGTCCATTGGTTATGTCCAGGACGAAAATGGTACCACTCTAACATGGGTTGACATTGATGGTGGTACTGACGGAGTTACTATTACAGGTGGCGGTGGATCTTCCACTAGCGGAACCGCGGCGATTACTCGTATCACAAATGGTAATATTACAACTATTACCGGCGAAACTTGTGAGATTGAGTTCAACTTTGCCGCAACAGATAGCTCTGGTGATACTTTAGCAACTACAAGCCAAGGTATTTGGTCTATTAACCGTGCGCAGGTAGCTACATCTTCTGTTGTAGTTGGTGACAATACTTTCGATATTACACAGTATTTACGTAATGGTGAAAAGAATATCACCTTAACTGTTAATGCTACTATCGATGAATAGATTGTTACTCGTACCAAAACTTGGGTTGTTAATGTAATTAATTTCTCATTAGTATGGGATTATGACGAGAGCATTATTAATGAAGATGCTAACATCAATTTCTCTTGTGTCCCATATGGTATGGATATTACTAAGACATTACACTTAAAGGTGGGTAATGTAACACAGACTCAGACTGTAACTACAAGTGGTATTCCTACTACTGTAACGTTAGTTAATAACTTTACGCATGGCGTTTATACCGCAGAAATGTGGATGACGGCTACAATCAATGGAGAGACGGAAGAAACCTTACCTCATATTTTCCATGACTTCATTGTTGCGGAAACAGGTAATTCTACTCCTATTATTGCGGCGACCTTACCGTCTGCAACTGTTGATCAGTATAATACCATTTCTATTCCATTCGTAGTTTATACTCCTAACTCCAATGTGTCTACTGTGACATTAGCAGTTGATGGAGTAACTCAAGATACTCGTGAAGTAGGAAGAGCGTCTCAGATCTGGCATTATACTCCATTAACCAGCGGCGCGAAGGTACTAACCATTAGCACCGGTAATGTCACAAAGACCTTAAATCTTACTGTTAATAGTATTAACATTAATAATAACGAAATTGGCGGCTATGACTTCAAATTAAAGGCCAGCGAGTTACCAAGTAACAATGCTCTAAAAGCATGGCATTTTGATGATAACAATGTCAATGGCTCCAAGTTACAATTCTCAAATAACTTTGACTGGGTAAATGGTGGTATTCAGACAGAATATGATGAACAAGACCAAATCCGTCAATACATTCGTATCAAATCTGGTACTACAATGACTATTCCATATAAGATCTTTGCGGAAGACCCACGCGCAAATGGTATGAACTTTAAGATTATCTTTAAGATCGACAATTGCCGTGACTATGATGCTACTGCAATGACCAATATGGCAGAAAACATTGGTATCAAGTTAGATGCACATAAAGCAACATTCAAATCTACTACAACTGAAATTTCTACACAGTATGGCGAAGAAGAGTATACTGAACTAGAGTTTGAAGTTTATAAGGCATTACTTCCTAATGGCACTGATGCGCCTAATAAGTACATCATGGCTTGGGTAGATGGCGTAATGACAACTGCTCGTCCATATGGCGGCAACTTCGTACAGACTTCTGGTAACGCACAGAATATTGTTATTGGTTCTACCGATTGCGATATTTGTGTATACCTTGTTAAGTTCTATCCATTCGTATTAAGCCGTAATGACCATATTACAAACTTTATTGCAGATGCTCCTAACGCAGTAGAAATGATCAGCCGTTATAACAGAAATGATATTCTTGACGCTGATGAAGACATTGACTACAATAAGGTAGCTTTAAAGAATCCTGACTGCCGTGTTTGGTTATATGACATTGCTCGTATGACTAAGGCAAAGGATGATAGCGTTGATGTATACCGCTTCCAGCAAATCTGGCAGAACGGTGCGCCTTACTATCAGATAGTAGGTACTAACGCTAAGATGAAGATTCAAGGTACTTCTTCAGTTAACTACCGTTATGGAGCGGCAAACACCGATATTGATTTCGGTAAGAAGAAGGCGCCTAATGCAACTCTAGTAGATGGTAATAATAACAATCTATTAGCAGATGGTCTAGAATATCCTGGCTTTAAGATCAATGATGATTCTCTTCCAATCACATATTCTAACACGAAAGTAAACTTCGCATCTTGCGAACAGGTTAACAATATGTGTAATGCGGAATGGTATCAGCGTTATCAGCCATTCCCGAGCTTATCTGCTCGTGACTGTATGGAATTTGCAATGGGCGTTCAATTCATTAAGGACCGTCATGAGAATGAACCCGCGGATGGTATTTCACTATTCGATGAAAAGGGCGCAGACTTCAATCCTGAGAAGTATTATATGTACTCTATTGCAAATATGGGAACTTCTAAAAAGAATACACATATCTTCCATTCTGAAGATGAACTATGTATTGAAATTAAGGAAAACACCACTGATGCTCAGAAGATGAAATCTTTTGATGCGGATTGGGTACTACCAGACCATGCAGGCAACTATGAGATCCGTTATCCAGACATTAAACCCGACGCTTTCACCCAGGAAATGAAAGATGGTTGGGAACGTTTTGTTACCTGGATGGTAGCAAGCAATCCTGGTGCGGCGACTAATGCGGCGTTAGCAGAACCTGTTACATTCGAGCCTTATACTTTCCGTGGACATAACCGTACAGTTACCGAGACTGAGGGACGTCACTTTGAACAAGTTCTTCGCGGCGTTACCGTATCTCAGTACGCAGGCACCTACACTAATGATACTTTCGAGTATCGTATGGCTAAGATGTTATCTGAGTGCGAAGATTACATGGCTATGGACTCTGTTATCTATCACTTCTGCTTCATTGAGCGTCACACAATGGTAGATAACGTAGCAAAGAATACCTTCTGGTCTTCCATTAAGGAAAATGGTGGCGCAAACGATGAAGAAGGATATTGGATCTGGGACTTAAGTAAGAACTACGATAACGATACCGCTGATGGTAACAACAACAACGGTCTACTTGTATTCGATTATGGTAATGAAGCGGCGGATACCCGTGATGGTACCCCAGTATTCAATGGCCATGATGCAGTATGGTTCGTATTTGCAAGTAACCTCTACGAGGCTTGCCGTGCAATGTTCGTAAACCGTGAAGCAATTGGCGCATGGGATAGTCGTGCATACCATAATTACCTCTTAGGCGAGCAGCGCAAGGTACCAGAACGTATCTGGAATGAATGCTACTGGTAT